GCTCCGCGCCCCCGCGTGACCCGAAAAAGGCCGGGGAGGGACCCGCTAGACACCGGCCGACTCATCCCGGACCACCCGTCTATCTGACTGAGGGGAGCGACACCGCAAAGCCGCGCCACTATTGAGGCAGCCCTAATGTGTTCCATGTATCACCGCCCATTTGATAGACTACTAACCGCCATAAAATAATCTGAGTCAGGGCTAGAGATATGCCAAAGATCACCGCACTACAGGAAATCACCAAGGCGCACGGGGTCACGGTCGCCCAGCTGATCGCGACATACGGCCACCGGCCTGAGACCCTGAGACGCTGGGCCACGGTCCAGCCTGCAACCGTGATCGCCCTTATAGCCGCACTCAAGGCGGGCGCCGTATCCGTCCCCATCGTGGCAAGCAAGCCCGCTGACCAGGTGGCCCGCATACGGCGCAAGGCGGCCCAGCGTCGCTACTACCAGAAGACAAAGACGCGCCGCACCAGGGAACAGCGCCAGGCACGACACCAGGCGCGCGAACAGCGCAAGGCCCAGCACCTGGCCGACGTGGCGCGCGTCCTTGCATGGGGCATACCTGCCAAGGCCTGGCCATCGCGCAAGATCGCCACGGCAGCGCATCGCCTACGCCTGGCGGGCGGTCTGGTATCGGCTGACGACGTGCGCGGCGTCCTGGCTGGCCAGGGCTGGCGGTGTGCCTATTGCGGCCACCCGCACGGGTTACAAGTGCGGCGCATTGACTACCAGGCAGAGCCGGACGCGGGCAACCTGATCGGCCTTTGCCAGTTCCACGGCCAGGACCGGGGGAACATGCCGGATCGTGAGTACCGCAAGCGGGAGGGGATCCCGGCGGTCACTAAATGGGATGGGATTTAAAACGAGAAAGCCCGGCATAAGGCCGGGCAGTATTGCGGGGAGAAGGGGGAAGACTACAAACCGGGGTAAACCTCCGCTAGTCGGTTTACCATGTAGGCGGTGATCGCATCACGGGCCGCCGTCCGGCCAGGGAACACCAGCGCGCTAGGCTCGGCCCGTGACGTCAGTTTGACCGCTACCCCGTCCGATTGCTGGCGGTCGCCCGTCACGACGTCAAACTCTACCGACGGGAACAACGGCCCCAGGGTATCCAGCGCCCAGGCTTGCAACGGCTCACGGCTCACGGCGTACCCGTTCCAGGTCTTAGGCACCACGATCCGGGCCGTGCAGGGGCTACACTCGGCCACGGTTGCCGGTTCGGCAGGGTATAGCGCATTGAGGAAATCAACGGCGAGCGCCTCCAGTTCACGGCCCAGGCCAGGGCGAACGCTGACCGGGTCAGCGCCAGACAACCAGGACGCCACCACGCCGCCCGGCTCGCATACGGTCGGGGCGGGCTCCAGCTTGAACCCGTGCGACCGCTCGGCACACCAGGCGCGGACCATCTCAAAATCGATCAGGTGGGCATTCCAGGTACGGGGGAACGCGATCGACATCCGGCAGGGCTCCACGGGCGCCGGTTCGTCGGCTGGCTCGGCGTCCAGTGTGCCGCCCTCATGTAACCAGGTGCGCGCATCAGCCAGGATCCCGGCCTCCAGGCCAGCGACCGGGCGCGGACCCGTTACCCAATGGACCGCCAGCTTAGGCCCTGGCAAGGCGTTTAAAGACAGCGCGAAATCGCCACCCCCTTGACGGCCACACCAGGCGGCCAGGCCTTCACGGTCTACCGGGCGGCCGTGCCACTCGTTGGGAACGGACAAAGACAAGCAGCAGCCGGGCAGGGCGTCGGCCATCTTGTTCAACGCTGCCAGCATGGCGGATCTGACTTCCCGCTCTACCATCTCGCCCGGCGAGCGGTCCCAGGTGATCACCAGGGCGTTAGCGTCCGGCAGGTTCTCGCCTAGCTCCATGGTGATCCCGCTGTATGACCTGGCCACCAGGTTAAACGCTCCAGCCAGAGACAGGGACGGGACCGGGCGCGCATTCCACACACTGCCAACGGATACGACCGCATGGGGCATGCCGTCGCCATCCCGTTCAGCCAGCCAGCGCCGGATCTCACGCTCCAGGTTTACGCGGTTTTCGTCTGACAGGTTGCCGATCACCTGGGTCGCGTCGTCAGGGAATACGGCAAATTCCGCGTCGCGGTCCCCATTGTTTAGCCAGGCGCCGATCTCGGCCACGGTGGCAGCGTCTACCAGTTCACGGGCCACCAGCACGACCACCGCCCCGGCGGCCAGGGCCTGGCGGACCTCCAGATCGGCGGCGTCGGCCTCCTCCTCAATCTGGGCCTCTACCCAATCCCAGTATCCGCGCTGGGTGTTCCCGTCTTCCACGTCTTGCCGCCATTCGCCACGGGTGTAGAGAAAATCCTCCCCGCTCAATCCGCATTGATAAACCCATGGGGGCGGAAGTACGCCAGGGCAGGGGGTGGCAGTTGGGATCGGGTTATTCGGGATCATGTCCTGGGCGCCTACCGGGTAGGCAGTCAGCACGAAGGGCAGATCCCCGAGACGGTCCAGGGCGTCGCGCACGGCCACACCGACCGGCAGGCGAGCGAACACCCGCGCCACGGTTTCACTGATCGGATCGTAGTCTTTGGCCACCGGGCCCAGGCTTCCCAGGCATTCGGCGACGTCTGCCACCTGGCGGGCGGTCTCGGCTTCGGCGGTAGTGGTGGCGATCAGAATTTCGGTATTCATGGCCACCGGGACGGGGGCGGGGGCGTCCGGTGCGTCGGCGATGATCTCAAACTCGATAGTGTGGGCGTAACGACCGGCCCAGCCAGTGAGCGCCAGGGTCTTTTTGCTGATGCGGTAAGAGGATTTAACCAGCACGTAATAATGGGCGGTTTCGCGCTCGATCTCGACAATCTGGCCGACCGGGTAATAACCGTTCCCGAGGTTGTAAGGGTTTCCAATAACGCGGGCTTTCATGTTTTTATGCTCCAGGCTTGGGGGCGGGATTGCCATACCCCCTTAATATAGCGACACCTGTTTTAGGTGCCAAACTGTTTTACTCACTCGGCCGGGCAGCTCGCCAGGAAATCGGCCACCAGCTGGGCCAGGTTCGCGGCGGTGATCTTGTCGCGGTCCCCCCATAATTCGGCGGGGCCGTCCACGCTGGACGGGGAGAAGTAGATCCGAAACTCGACGCCGTGCAGCGGGTGGCCCTCCACGCTGGCGAGATTGTCCAGGTAGTCGATCAGGGCGACCTTGTCCCGGTCATAGACCCGGCGCCCGTTCGGCAGGACCACCGGCAGCAGGATCACCACGTCTTCGCCATGGTCCGGGGTGGCATTGGAGACAAAGCCCAGCCAGTGGGCAGCGAGCCGCATCGGGTTTGTTTCGGAGATCTCCAGGCTGTGAGAATTGCCGGTCCTTTCATCGCGCATCAAGTAGCGGCTGGCGCCCTTCTCCAGGGTGAGCGATCCGATCTTGATCGGGCCATTCTCCAGGGCGGCGACTAGGTCGGCATATTGTTCAAAAGTGCGGGGGGTGGCGGACACCGGCGCGACTTCGGCCGGGTCCACCGGTGCCGGGGCCGCCTCCAGGCGAACGGCGCCACGGTGGCCGACACGGATCACAAACCGCTCGCCGCGCATGGTCACGATCTGGCCGTCTCGCAGCAAATGCCAGGTCTCACGCTCGCCGGGTTCGCTGGACAGACAAACCGCGTCAGAGTTGAACCAGTATTTTTCGTGCCCCAGGTTTTCGGCGCGCTCCAGGGCGGCGGGGATGCGGTCGGCCCGGCCGTCGCGCTCATATTCCGCCCAGATGTTGCCAGGGGTCACGGCGTTAAAAAGGGCGTCCCCGCGAACGGCTTTAAATTCGGTGCAGAAGATGCGGCGCGCGGGGTTCAACCTATCGCAATCGGTGTCAAGGATCTCGATGTTGTCTTGCTCCAGGTCAACAATGGTCATTGCGGCATAGCTGGCGATCGTTTTCATGTTTTTATGCTCCAGGCGTGGGCGGGATTGCCCTTTCCCATAATACTAGCGACACCCGTTTTAGGTGTCAAACTTATTTCAGGCAAAATAAAACCCGGCACGGGGCCGGGCTGTTTACCAGGTAGAGATCAGGGCCGACACGCGGCGGCCAGGTTTGGCAGATCCAGCGGGTCACGATAGTGATCCCGGAAGTGCCGCGCCGCGTCGCCGATCGTCTTGAATGACCGGCCCGCCGTCCCGTTGTAGTAGCTGATCCAGGGGGCCGACTCACTCCAGCACGGCGCATACTCAACCCGGCCGCGCCCGCTCTCGGATCTCACGCTGTTACCCTGGCCCAGGGCGGGGCCGGTCAGGTAACAACGATCCGCGCGCGGCTTGTGCGGCTTAACGCGCATAGACCACACCGGATCCCAGCCATCCGGCAGCGGCTCGCCACGGTCAGCGCCCGGCCACCAGCCGGACGTAACATTAAGCGCGGCAGCCCCGGCGGCCTTATGCCCGCAGATGGTGGCCGCGCCGTAGAGGTCCAGGATCGGACCGTGCGAGATCTTCCACTCCATGGCGCCCAGGATGGCCAGCAGGTCGGCGATCTGGTTCCAGGCAGACAGGGACACCCACAAACCGGCGGCGGTGTCCGGGTTCGCCTGGCGGCTTGTCAGGGCCAGGGCATAACGGGCAGGCTTGCCGACGGATAACGGCCAGACGGCGACGGCGCTATCTGGTACGGCGGACACGTCCACCCCGTGAGCGGTTAAGGCATTGCGCCAGACCTTGCGCCAGTGGGCAATATTGCGGTCGGTAGTCATCAGGCGATCCTCAGTTGGCGGGCAGCGTCTACAACTTGCCAGACGCCCCGGCGGGTTTTCTGTTTACGTTCAGCCCCGGACCGGGTCCGGTGGCGGCTTATGACGTCCCCGGCCAGGCGCCCGGCGTAATCTTGCGCCACGGCTACCAGGTACGGGCGGCCGGTTTCGACGGCCTCGAGCAAGTCGGAGCGGGAGATCATACCGGTGCCCCCGCCTTGCGGGCTTGCTCCAGCAGGTCACGCGCTCGGCGCAACTCGTTAAAATCGCGGGACGGGTCAGCGCATGCGATCAGCTCGGACACCACGAAAGCCAATAGATCACGCTGGCGGCGTACCAGGTCGGGATCCTGCCACCCTGGCAAGTCCACGGCGTAGACGTGGCGAAGGTATGGCCGGGACCCGCTCGCCGGGTTCGTCACTTCTTGCGGCTCCAGGCCAAACGGGAATTTGGCATGCTCCCCGGCCGACTGGATCAGCGACGGGGCGGGGACGTCGGGAGTTATGGCGGCGGCCAGGTTGCGAACCTTGGCCAGGTCGTCGGCTACCGCCTGGCGGATCAGCGTCTTGATCGCGGCGCGTAATTCGGCCTCGAATTTCTCGAGCTGGTCATTGATCGCGCCGTCCGGGGTGTCAGGGCTGAAAACGGCGTAACACATAGCAGGCGCCCCCCTGGCCGCGCCCCCGCTGTCTGGGGTGGACATCGCGCCCAGCTCGGCGGCCGAATTGATCACCATATGCAACGGGATCGAGCGGCTGACGTCGGCGACCTCAACAAAAATATGCCCGTCCAGGCCCGCGCCGGTAATGTGCGCCCAGGGTTTGGCCCCGCTTCTGATCTCGCCATCCTCTAGCCAGGCGGTAAGGAAAAACACGGCCCAGCCCTTGCGGGTATCGGCCCAGGCCTTGATCTGTTCGTCGGTCATGCGGCCCAGCCCGGCGCCCAGTGCGGCCCGTTCGGCGCGGTTGCGCTGCATGGCGCAAAGGGATTCACCCTTGCGGGCGGCGCGTTGTGCTTTGTCCAGGTGTTCGGCCAGGCATTCAGCGGCCCAACGTTGCCACTTTTCCGCCGTGGCGTCGGCCCCGTAAGTGGTGCGGGCGTGGACTAGGGCGACCGTTACCGGCTCCCCGCCCTGGCGGTCGATCACCATGACGACATCAAAGCCGGTGGATTGAACCTTAACCCCGACGGCGTGGAATCTCTCGAGCAGCGCCAAGGCCTGATCGGAAAAGTCGGTTTTGTTAGCGGTGGACTTGATCATTTTTATAGTCTCCAGGCGGGGCGGGATTACCCCTTACCCCCTAATGTGACGACACCCGTTTTAGGTGTCAAACAGTTTTACAATTGCAAGGCCTGATCGCCTTTGAGTGATCCGGCGGGAGGCCGTCCAGGTACGCGGCGTAATACCGGCAGGCGTTGCGCGCCAGGACGTCGCGGATCTCCATATGGGCGCGGGCCTGTTCCGGCTCCATGCGCTGGCCGGTCAGCAGGCGGGGCGGGGCGACCCGTAACACGTCGTCGATCTCGGCCGTCCAGTAGTAGGCGCCGGACTTTTCCCAGGCGGCGCCCAGGTCAAAGGCCAGGCCCCGCGCAACGGCCCAGGCGACAAAGCGCGGATCGTTGGCGGCGGCCTCCAGGCAGTCAGGGCAAAAGCTCGGCATGTTACCCCCTCCAGGGCCAGCAATCCCCGGCCGCGTTGGTATGGTTGAACCGTTCCCGGCGCTGGCGGGCCAGGGCTAACACCGTGCCAGCGTCTACCCATAACCCCGACGACGGGGAAAACCACATTTTGAGGCTATGGGGCAGGGTTTCCAGGTATCGGATCTGACTGTCCAGCATGCCGATCAGGGCGTCGCGGTCCCCTCGAAGGAATGCCGCTCGAAACCCCGCCCCTAACTGGCGGTAATGGACCATTTCCGGGGCGTCGTCGGTGCTCATTGGGCGCCCTCCATCATGCGGCGCAAGGTGTCGGCCTTGTCCTGGCTACTTGACGGCGCCAGGCAGATCAGCGCGTCCGCAACGGCGCAATATATGGCGGCTTTTACCGCTGCCGACGGCAGAAGGGCGGCCAGGTTGTTAGCGATATGGGCCAGCACGTCGGCGCGCTCATAGTCGCTTGTCAGTTCGTATTCCTCCAGGTCCTGGCCTAGCAGATCGAGCGCGTTATCAGGCCGGGCTATGGGCAGTTGTCCGACGTCAACGGAAACCGGCGGGGAGTACAAACCAGAGCCCCCCCAGGGCTGGGCGACGTCTAACACCGTGGCAGTGTGCCCGGCTTGCAAGTAGTCACGGGCGGCCAGGGCGGCGACTTGCTCGGCGCTGGTGCCTTCCAGGTCTATCGACCAGGTCACGCGGAAGGTTTTGATCTCGGTTGTCATGGCTTACCCCTTATTCGGTTGAGTCGGTCGGTTGTCACAGATGGCGGCGGCGATAAGCAGGGATGATCCCAGGCCTAGCGACCAGTGGACGGCATAGGCCCCGGCCACCACTCCGATCAAAATCACGTTGAGCATGTATAAAACCTTGTCCATCAGAGCGCGCCCTCCCCGTCGGCCTTGTATTCATCCGGGATCGGCGCCAGCGGGGTGATCGCCAGGTCTTCGCGGTCTGCCCGGTCGGCGTTGTGCCCGGCTCCATAGCAAGAGGGGCGGCGGTACGGGTTGAACGACTCTAAACCCGCTTGCCAGGTGGCGATCTCCAGCTGGCAGCCGGGGACATCACAAGGCGCATTCAGATCGAAAAACGCCAGGCTCGAGATCACCCAATGGCCCTGATATAACGTGCTCCAGGTCTGGTAATGAGTGGCGCCCAGGGCGGCCGCTTTGATCATCGCCTGGCCACGGGTGGCGGTATCTTTGAAAGCCATGATTAAAAGATCTCCAGGTTGTCGGCGTAGTAGGCGCGGCGGGGGTCCACCTTGCCCGGTACAACTGCGATCACTTCCACGTCAGCCGGGGCGCCGTCTCGAGCGTCGGCCAGCGAACCGGGGCCCGCATGCGATACAAAGATCTGGCCGTTGTCGTGGTACACCCCGATCACGGTCCAGGCCTTGCCCCAGGGGCTGGCCTCCACGGGCAGGGGGTACGCCTTGCCGCCGTTCAGCCCGGCGGCGCACCCGTCCACGGTGCGGATCCAGCGGCCTTTACCGCCGTTCCGGCCGGGGACCAGGTCGGCCACCTTGAAGGCGTAGCCGGGGCCCAGGTTCGGGCAGCGGGCGTAAACCTCGTTATAGCCATTTCGCCGGGCGTGGTTCATCGCCCCGATCATGGTGTCGCTCACGTCGATCACGCCGCCGTCACGGCCTGGCACACAAAACACATAACCCCGGATCATTTGGCCACCTCCACGCGAACAGAGGCCAGGACACCGCCAGCACCGTTCAACGGCTCGAACGTCTCCACCCAATAGCCGCCAGGGATGGCGCGGATCATGGTGTGGTTTTCCCGCTGACGGCCGACGATCCAGCTTGTCGCGGTGAACGTCTCAACGGTGGCCAGGTCTACCCCGTGGGCCTTGGCTTGGCGGGCGATCTCGGCATGGGTCACAGCTGGCACGGCGGCCAGGATAGCGGCCAGCTCGGCGGCGGTTTTATCAGTCTGGTGATTGATCATTTTTATGGCTCCAGGTGCTGGGCGTCATTGCCCTATGCCGTAAATACTAGCGACACCCGTTTTAGGTGTCAAACAGTTTTATAAAAGTTTTTTGCCGATTCTCCAGGGCGCGGGCAAAAGAAAAGGGCCCGCCGGGGGCCCTGTCTTATCTTTCGTCGTGGTCGTCGTCGTCGTCATGGGGGACCGGCACGGCCAGGACTACCCCGACGATCACCACCGCGCAAACGGCGAGACCAGTTAAGCGGCTGATCGCTATGTCCGGGACCACCAGCCAGGCGACCAGGGGGGACAAGGCAGCGGCCGACATAATGAGCGCGCGGATCGTTTCAGTCATTGGCGAACCCCTGCACGTATTCCGGCTCGCCGTCTTCCAGGTCGTAGCGGTCGCATTCTTCGGCGGCTACCGCTTCCGCGAAACAATCCGCCGCCCTGGCCGCCTCCACGTCGTCGGCGTAAACGTCCCGGTGGACGGTGGCCGCCATCCCTTCACCCATGGCCCAGCCTGCCAGGAAACCGCGCCCATGCGGCAGGCGGACCACGATCCCGCGCACCTTGTCGCCGTCGCCGTCGTTAGTGGTAAACCATCCAGTGTGCAAGATCCGATCGTCCACGTCGTCGCACCAGGCCCAGCGGGTGAACGGTTGCGAACCGTCGCCCAGGTAGAAAGAGCGGGCCAGGGTCCCAGGCTCCCCGACCGGCGCCGGGTTCGGCTGGTACGTCTTGCCACACACTACCGGCGAACGGCGGGCCAGGCGGTCGGCCATGTTGCCACGGGGCAGGGCGGCGATATATCGCGGATAATTAAACCCGGCGAAAGTCGATTCAGTTTTAAATTTGGTTGTGTGCAGAGTTGCGATCATTTTTAGAATCTCCGAGTAAAGCAATAAACCAATAACAGAATAAAGGCGCCTGTTAATACCAGGCCTAACCCGTCCATTAGAGGGCCTTTATAAATTCGACGCGGTACGGGATACACATAAGATCTTCAACGCACCCAATATTAAACGCCTGGCCGGTGAAATAACGGATTATCGAAACCGGATACCCGTTGATCTCTGTTTCCCATTCATGCAAGCCGCCGGTCTCAATCCTGGCCAATACGCGAACATGCCACCGGCCAGAATGCGCGGCTTGCCCCGGCATGATCCCGAATAAACGGAACAGGTCGGCCAGGTAATCACCAGCGGGAGACGGGCGGGGGACCATCACGCCGCGATAGCTCCAGAGTTTGCGCGGGCCGTCCGGGTCGTCTGGGTTGTCGATAGTGACGACGCCCAGGCGGGCGATCTCCTCGTTGGCAGACTCCACGCCCACGCCGCCAGGCTGGCCCATGGCCGCCGCCAGGACGCCGCCGCACTGGCTAGGATTCCGGCACTCACACAACCAACGGGAGACCCCGCCCACGTAACGGGCAGTCGGGCAAGCGTTGGCGGCGTCTTGAGTGAATAACGGATATTCGCGATTGCCCCAGCTCGGCGTATTGCGTTTGATATAGGCGGCCAGGTTATCGGAAATAATTTGTTTTGACATAATGATCCCCTTAAATAATGTGCGCGACGGTGTAGCCCATGGCGGCGAGACGGTCCAGGCCGGATATATAGTAAATTGAGCTCGGCCCGTTATCGTCGCCGTTTGCAAACTGCATTCCACGCGCGGCGATCTGGTCTTTCAATTTCTGCATAACTTTCGCCCGCATATCGCGGATCTCGTTGCGCTTTCCAACGGCCTCGAAATATTCCGGGGTGGCCCTCTTTTTTAATTCGGCGGCATAGTCCGCCCATTTCATCCCGTCCGGGTTTATCCCAAGGTCTGGCAATTCCGGGAGCTGGTATTTCTTATAAATGGCAGCGGCCTTTTTAAGCCATTTGGCGCCGTCTTCTGGCACGGTGCAATGGTCGAACATGCGGACCCCGTCGATGGTTAAATAACTGAGCGCGGTTTCCAGGCGCTGGCCGGTGGCAGATTTAAAGCCCTCAACGTCGGACACGTTCACCAGGACACGGGATCCGGAATAGTGGGCGCTGATCTTGGCGGCGATCTCGCCAGCATGCGGGCCGGACTTGCGCACCACGGCCCAGGCGGAAATCTGTTTTCCGGCGGCGGTGCGGTTCACGTATTGCGGGGATTTAGTAATCATTTTTATGGTCTCCAGGTTCGGGGCGTTGTTGCCCTATGCCGCAAATACTAGCGACACCCGTTTTAGGTGTCAAACCGTTTTATAAAACTTTTTCACCGATTCGCCAGGGCAGCCAGGGCAGCCAGTGCAGCCAGGGCGGCCAGGGCGGCCAGGGCAGCCAGGGCACCAGGGCGGCCAGGGCACCAGGGCACCAGGGCGCCAGGGCGCCAGGGCAGCCAGGGCCACCAGGGCGACCAGGGCAGCCAGGGCACCAGGGCGGCCAGGGCGGCCAGGGCGGCCAGGGCAGCCAGGGCACCAGGGCGGCCAGGGCAGCCAGGGCGCCAGGGCACCAGGGCAGCCAGGGCAGCCAGGGCAGCCAGGGCACCAGGGCAGCCAGGGCAGCCAGGGCAGCCAGGGCAGCCAGGGCCACCAGGGCAGCCAGGGCCACCAGGGCGACCAGGGCAGCCAGGGCCACCAGGGCCACCAGGGCCACCAGGGCCACCAGGGCGACCAGGGCAGCCAGGGCCACCAGGGCCACCAGGGCCACCAGGGCCACCAGGGCCACCAGGGCGACCAGGGCGACCAGGGCAGCCAGGGCAGCCAGGGCAGCCAGGGCCACCAGGGCAGCCAGGGCAGCCAGGGCCACCAGGGGGGAAAAGAAAACGCGCCTGATCCTTTTGACGCGACGCGCACGACGCGCCTGATCACGCATACGGGGGAGGGGGGTCGGCCGCGCTACTTTGGCGGCCCATCGTCTACAAAAATTTCGGCGGCTTACTTTGGAGATCTCGCAGGCTGAAACCTGCAGGCTGGAAATTCTGGGAAATTCTGGAGGGCTGGCTTACTTTGGAAACCCGGCAGGCTGAAACCCGCCGGGCAGATAATCGGTTATGGCTTGCGAGGCGGGAGGCGCGGGTCGCGGCCTTCCGGGTCTGGGTGAGGCTGGTACCCGCCGACCAGCACTCGCCCCTCGTTCAGCTGATCCTCCGGCGACAGCTCTCCATCCCTACGGGTTATGACTCTCGGCGGTACCGGCGTTGTCGGCGTAGCAGGTAACTGGCCACCGGAGGCCTCTTTCAGAATGGCCGGGTCTATCCGCTGGCGGGTTCCGCTCAATACCAGGGGGCCGAGACCCCTGGCCGCTTGTTGATACAACATCGTGTGCGTCTCCCTGGCGTTATCAAGGCCGCCGCATCGCATGCTGTAAGTATCACGGAGCTGACGGATCGCGGCGCTCGATAGTCGCTGCTGGCCCGGCTTGTCCCACTCGGCCAGCGGCACGGTGCGAAACCCGGTGCGCAGGCAATCAGGACAGTCCGCCAGCGGGGCCGCCTGGCAGCTCGGGCAGAGGACCGGCATGTAATCCCGGAGCTCTCGCCAGTCCATATCGGTTTCAGGGTTCAACGGTCGCAAAGCCGACTCCGGTATGTCCTGGAAAACCCGGTTCGACCACACCGGGACGCCGTCCATGCGCGGGTTGTTGGTGGCGACCCACATCACGCGGTCATTGCGGTTTTGAGTGGTCCTGGAGAAAACACCATCCGGATCACTCGTACCACCCTGCCATCCACCCACGATGGTCAGCTCGCTCTGGCAGTGGCGGCACTCCAGGCCTGACCGGCGATAGAACACGTTGAACGCGCCGCAATCCGGGCAGACGGCCTGCCAGTTGTCCCCTTGTTGCAGCCTGACCGCACCACGTTGCAGGCCAGGTCGGCTGACCGGCGCAAGTTCGGCCGCGCGCCGTTTCGCCTCTCGACGGCTATTACTGATGCTGGTAACGATGGCCGCTAACACCAAGGCCACCAGGATGATGATCAGACCGAATGACGGGCTGTTAACAAAAGCGTTTACCATGTTAAACCTCTTAATGTTTGGTGGTGTTCGGCGGAACAGGGGCGAAAGCCTGCTGCGCGTCGTCGGAGTGGAAAGCCTCCTCGGCGCCCATCCAGGTCAAATCAATCTGATCGGGGATCCCGGCCATAACCCCACTGGCGCGAACCAGGATGTTCAACAGGTGGATGTCCCCTTGGATCTGCATCATGGTTTCAATCAGCGGGTGAGCTGTATCGCTCGGGCTGACCCCCATCCTGATCCGGTGGTCCTCCATCTCGGCCAGGGCCTCCGTGCGCCGCTCGTAATACTCGATCAACGCCTGGTGCATATCACCCAGGGTCTCCACGGCATCAGCAACATCCTCGATCAGCCTGGAGCAAGGGCAGGCTTTTTTCTCATTGGCCATCGACGGCCTCCTTTCGTAGTTCGCCCCAGGGCGGGACGGATTGGTCAAAGTTTGGCGGCGGGGCCTGGTACGCCAGGCGCTCATGGTGGCGGTGTGCCACTGCGTCGCGGAGCTGGTCCAGGTGCCTGGCGCCGAAGAAGTATTGCACCCAGCCGGCAGAGGTGGTCCGCATCGGCGCGCCCAGGTGGTCCAGGCGCACGTTGTACCGATAGTGGTACTTCTCTCGGCCTTCGTGATCGCCTACCCGGATAGAGCCCATACCAGGCTCAAGGAATTTCAGGTAGGTGCTGCCGGTTTTGGCCCGGTGATAGACGTACACCCCGTAAGGGCTGAGCATGGCCAGGATCTGGTCCACTACGCGGGCGATCGCTTTCTTCCTGGCGACGGTGACTTTCTTGCTTGGCATGGGTCCTCCTTATCCGATAGGGACAATATAAGGACACCTGAATCATGTGTCAAACTGTTTTCACTACTTTGTGAACCCAGCAGGTCGAAGGGGATTACTTTGGAGATCTGGCGGGCTGACGGGCACAAAAAAGCCCGCGTGAAGCGGGCCTGGCGGGATAGCGCGAGCGGGTCAGAGCTTGCTGCCCACCTTAAACTGGAAACAGGGCTCGTCGTCAGGGAACATCACGGGCCGCAAGGTATCCTCTATGGCGACGAACAGATCGAGCACCAAGTCCATCGGCGCCCACTTAACCGCCACCAGCGGGGCGGAGTCAGATGACGGCTCCCCCTCGAACCCCAGGTAGAGCGGGATCCCGTAATAACTGCCGTGGTGAGTGAACCCCAGGACCTTTGCTGCTTCTACACTGCGCCATCCAAACATGACTTACCCCTGTAAAAAAGCCCCACCGGAGTGGGGCCGAACGCCTGAGACAATGTGAGCATTATCAACGTGTGCCCTTCCCTGGGCAGCCACGGGAGATACTTTGCCATGAAGCGCCTCAAATGGGAAACTGAAAACTGTTTGACGATAGGATCAACGTGCTTTAGTATCACTTCACCACACTAGGAGACTCACCATGCAACAGAACGACATCAAGACCGAAATCCTGGCCGCGCCGGTAGCCCCGGCTGACCCGGTAGACTCCACCCCTACCGGCCGCCCAGGTAGCAATACCAGTTATATCGCCTCCCTGGATGTGGGCCGCACTTTCATCTACAACGCGGAGATCCCGAGCGACACCCCGATCGGTGCCGCCGTGTCTGCCATCGCCGAGGCCAAAGGCAAGGTCCGCGACAATATCAATGCTGCCGTCGGCCGGGCTACCCGCCTTACCGGCAACCGCTACACCACCAACGTTGATTCCGCGCTGCTGGCTGGCCGGCTGTTTGTAGTCGTGCTGGTCACTCGCACCGAATAACCCCCAACGGAGACCTCGCATGAAAATCGTATCGCTTACACCTGAGAGCGTGGCCCACTCGCTCAAGGGCATGTACCGCAGCTTCCAGCAATGCGGCGCCGGCGCCACCCTGGCATCGGACAAGTTCAAGTTGACCCAGTTCGCCGAGCGGGACGAAAACCAACCTGGCATCACCACCCATGTCCGGCTGACCGGCCAAGGCGACCTCAAGGGGTACCAGCTGCAGATCACCGGCCCCGCCGTTGACACCGGCGATAACCCGACCCGCTCGCTGCAATATTGGTTCGGCGGCAACCAGCAGGCATTCGCGGCCATCGGCCACCTGCTCTCTGCATTCGGGGACGAGATCGACATAGAGGATAAGATCCCGTTCCTCAACCAGGTTGTGCGGCTGAAAGAGGACGTGAATGCCACCCCGGCCGACCTGTACTGCCACATTGTCGTCGGCAGAGACCCCTGCACGGGCGACCTGCTCACCTTCCGCGCGGAGTCCGGGGACAAGAAATTCCGCATTAACACCATCAAGAGCCAAGACATAAAAGGCCTGACCGTGGCGCCGGCTGAGCTGGAGACCGCCATCCGAGTGGCCTTTATGATGCAGCGCCTCGGCCCGAAGGACCTGGCCACCCTGATCGACAAAAGCGCGGTGGACCAGTTGTGGGGCGGCCGGGAATGAGCTGGCCAGACCCCCTGGCTCCCTACGTGGTCGAGATCACTAGGGAGACCGAAGAAGACGGGTTCCAGCGGTTCCAGGTGATAGCCCGATTCAAGGTGGAAGCGGACGACTACTCCACCGCCGAGGCCATCGGCCGGTCGCTCACCCAATGCTTACCCATGGAATACCGCACCACCTATCACGTAAACGCCAAAGAAGACGAGGAGATATGATGGAAAACAACGCAGGACGCCGCATGCGCAAGCGCATTACCGCCCCCCGCAATCTGCAAGAGGCCCACCAGCTGATCACCAAGATCAAGCAGGAGTTCGGGCTGGTGGACGCCGAGGACACCTACAACGAGGCCATGAGCGCCCAGCAGGCGATGTACGCAGAGACCCTGCACCAGTACGTCAAGTGCGCCGCCTGGGCCGCAATGCAGGCCTCCGGTACCACGTCCCTGGTGATCCCCAATGATGTGTTCACCCTGGCCCGCCGGGTACCAGTGAATGCCAGCGTGGAGGCCGACAAGTCAGTCCGTTTCGAGCTGCTGCCGGAAGGGGTGAAGACCGACGACGAGATCCTGGCCGATGCCAAGCTGGCCGAGATGGATGGCGAGCTGGCCCGCATGACTGCCGCCAGTTTTGACGATGCCGCCGGCGACGAAAACTACGCACTGGAAGGAGAGAAATGATGACCGATCAACTGCGCGAAACCCTCTATTTCGGGGACACGGATTGCAGCCAATACCTGACCGAGGCTGAATACGAACAGCTCGTCGCCCTGCACGACAAGATCACTACCGGCCGGCTCAACGACAATAAGATGGCCATGTTTGGCATCTTCGTGCATGAAGGCCACGCCGAGTACCCGGCGATCTCCATGCTCTACAACATGGCCCCCACCGGCGACCGCCCGCTGCTGCTCATGCCCAGTGATGAATGGTATCACCCGGTCCATGAGCTGGTGGTCAAGCACGAACGCGGCCCGGAGTACGAGGCCGAGAGCGGCATCACCCAGCGCAGCGTGGCCACTCTGGCGCTTATGCGTATGCGCTACCATCCAATGATCTCGGCCCTGGCCGCCGCTATCCGCAAAGCCACCGTCGATGCGGCCACCGAGATCGCCCTCGAGGCGAATCAGTTTGTGGACCTCGCCTCTCGCGGTGCGAACAGCGGCGACCCCGAGTTCGCGGCGCAATGCCAGCGCGCCTGGGAGGCCCACGACGACGGGTTCGAGCAGACCATGTCGGCCTTGCAGTGCGCCCGTGAGCGCCTGCTGGAGTCCGGTTTCCATCTGTCCCGGATCACGAATACCAATTACCAACATGCCGGCCGTCATGGCCACGCCGTAGCCGCTAAATAGGACCCACGTCATGGCAAAAATATCGCAGCACCTTAACAAGGCAATCATCTTCTCCCTGGCACCGCTGGCCGAGACCAACGTGTCCGAGATCATCGACGCCTTTAAAGAAGATCGCACCCTGAAACAGCTCAACAGCCTGGGCGTGGACCGGATCAACGCGGTCCTCCTGTCCCTGAGCGGCGTCAACAACGACCCGGACTGGGCCAAAGAGACCGCCGTTCGCCTGTCCCATTACCTGGGTTTCGAGCCGATCAACGACCCGGCAGATAGCAACTACCGCGCCTGGGGCTTCTCGCCTATCAGCGCCGCCGAGGGCGACGAGGACTACAACGGCAAACCGGCCTACGCCGTGGCCGTCCCAGGCTCCACCGCCATCATGGTCTACGCCGAAGTGCGTGAGCGCGTCCTGCCGTCCGTCAGTATCAATACCGAGCTCGCCAAGCGGGTGTCCGAGTTCGAGCGCAAGGAGGAGCGGGCCGCCAACAATAAGGACGTCGCGATCCTCAAGGAGCAGGTCGTCGCGTCCATGCTCAAGACGGCGCCTATCCGGCCTAAGCAGGTCCCGGTATTGTTCTACAAGGGCCTGGTCGTCTTCTTCACGTCCAGCGCGAAGACCGCCGAAGACGCCAGCGGGCTTTTCCGCAAGGTCCTGGGTACCTTCCCCGCCCAGAAGATCAGCCAGGAGGGACGCTTGCTCATGTTCTTCCGTGAGATGGTGCTGAACAGTGCCCACATACCGCAGGACCTGACGACCGCTGACCAGGAGGAGCTGGACCATATCCGTTTCCTGCCAGGGGAAGACGCCAAACTGGTGGACACTAACGACGGCGCGACCTACACGATCAAGGGTGAGAGTCTGTCCGTCATGTCCGGCACAGCATACCCGATGCTAAAAGACCGCATGGAGGTAGAGATCGCCGAGATGGGCTTTGCCTTCTACCCGCAGGGCGCCGGGTGCGAGGAGACCCGGGCCAGCGGCTGGGAGGTCAAGATGTCGGACAAGGGCTACATCAAGAAATTCGGCCCCCTGGACAAATCGACCGAGCCGGTCAGCCTGATCGAGCGCCGCACCCAGCACTACCAGGAGAATGCCACCGGGCTTGCGGCAGGCTGGGAGCGTGGCATTGCGACCATCTGGATAATCGCGGAGTTCCTGGACTCGCTGCTGGTGTCTATGACCAATGCAAGCGCGCTGATCGGTACCGACCTCGGCCTGGGCTACACCACCCCGGAAGACGACGAGCGCCACCACCTGGCCCGGTACAAGTACCTCCAGCTGCGCGCCGAGGGCTACAAGGCCCGATTCAACGCCACCCTGGAGCTCGACCCGTCCCTGGCCAAACGCCGCGATAAAGAGATCGAGGAGGACCAGGCGCCAGAGAGCCCGGACCCGGACCAAAAGATCTACTGGAAGGACGAGTGGGGCAATTACGGCACCTGCGACACCGACGAGGAGTTCGAGTACCTGCTGGACCTGGACGAGGGCCATGAGCGGATCACCCGCGCCGAATACATGAGTGCCCGCGACGAGGCCAACGAGGAGGAGGCCGAAGAAGATGACGGCGAAATCTAAGACCGACTGGAGTGCAGTGGCCGATAAACTGCGCGCCATGCAACCAGGGGACGCCTTCTTTCTGCCGTTCAGACAGACCCGAGAGCTGACCAATCTCTACAACATCGCTCGACGGGCCGACCTGGTGATCTCGCTCCAGTACATCGAGCTCGATCCGGTAGAGATGAAACCTGGGGTGCGGGTCACACGTTTAGAGGGAAAGCCGTTTGACCAGGGGACCCCCGCAGGTTAATCTGAGTCTGCGAGGAATCTCCGTTAGCGAAACGGTGGTTAGGCCGGGCCAAGTGCCCGGCTTTTTTACGCCTGCTGCGAAAACCTATTGACGACAAGATCTATCGGCCTTACGATGACAGGACTCACAGGAGGAGAGCCATATGTCGATCATCAAGAAACCTACCCACGCCGAGCTAATACCTGAATCCGCAATCCCGCTCTACATCGTCACGTCAGGGGATAACCCGAAGATCGAGGAGTACCGCCTCTCGCATGAAACCCCTGGGGCATTCCGGGTGTACCGAACCTTCGGCGACAACCTCACCGAGCACCGCGGATTGCGCACCATCATGATCCACAACCTCAACCAGTGGGGACACCAAGCCTTCTACCATCACATCGACGCGCTGCGACACCAGCGCCAGCTGCTGATCGAGAATGCGGCCAAGCGCAAGATCGAATACGAGCGCGCTATGGGTCGCCTGGACGCCCACACCGACCAGTGGGGGAAGGTATGACCAAACGCCCCATGCTCTACCTGGTCCGCACCGGGTACGCCCCAAAGATGTACGAGATGATCCTGGTGCATGAGCTGCCCATCGGATTCAAGGTCAAACGCGACCAAGATAGCCGGGCATTCATGGTCTACAAGGAGCACCTGGCGCGCCAGCTCACCCTGGCCACTACCGACCGGAAAGAGGCCGTAACTGCGCTCCTGGTCGCCCTGCGCGAGGCCAAAGCCAAATCGGAGCGCCGCATCGACAAGATCAACGCGGCCATCAACGAGGTCATCACCAAGGAGGGATTGTGAGCGACGTAAACCCGAACATGCAGCCACTCAAGGAGCCGGACCAGGATATGGCCGGCTTCACCTATGCCGTGCCTATCGGGGCTATGGGCCTGATCACCTACGACGGCCTGGAGGTCGAGGTGCTGGGCGAGAAGGTCAAAAGCCTCCTGACGCCCCGGCACACCATCTGGGCGAACCTGGTGGCCCGTGCTGCGCTTTCCGGCCCGAGCTCGGCCATGGGCCTGGACGCCGCCCGCGACGAGTTTGCCGCGCATGGCGTTGTCATCCCGACGCTGTTCACCCGCCAGCACATTACCCCGCTCTGGGCCATCCCCACTCAACGATGGAACAAAGGAACAGACAAGGAGGACCTGGGGCTGCGACTGGCGCAGATGCGTTTCATGATCCAGGGCGCAGGACTGGACGACGCGCACCGCTACAATCCGCCCAACATCCGGCTCCCGTCCCTGGTACCCGTGAACCCGTATTGCGCCGGCGCCGGCCGCGTCGAAGGCTGCCGAGACCTGCAAGCCGTGATTCTGCAGTGCCGGTACGTGCTCCAGGAGATGCGGGACCACTGGGCGATCGTGCTGCCGCATGACAAACCCTGGCGCCGGAAAGCCGAGGATTGCTACCTGGCCGACGTAACCGACCTGGTCAGGCTCGAATCACTACTACAACAGGACGACGAGATATGATCGGAGAAGCGATGGGCCACCTTATCGAGAATCGGGGCCAGGACTGCTACTGCCACCGTTGCGGCAAAAGCTGGGACATCAGCGAGGAGATGCCGACTTGTGAGCAGCCTCACCAGCCATCCATGGTGATCGAGCTCAAAGCCTTCCTGGTGGGCGCTGCAAGTCCAGGCTGCAATCCTTGCCTGGTGTTCGCCTCGGACGCCGAGAGCGCCGTGGGCGCAGTGTCACGCCCGCTCGGTATCCACCCGTCTGACCTGATCGCCGTGGCCGCCCCGAAAATCAAGATGCAGGGCGCCAAATCCGAAAAGCCGTACTGGGTAATTGCCCCACACCAGCTCGAGGCCGCCACTCGGGTGTGCTCCGCGCTGCTCTATCAGAATTTCCCTGGCGCCGACCGCGTCGTTAACCCGTTCAAAATGACAAAAAGGAAATGAGATGAACCCAATCACCAAGTTTCGCCTGGCCCTCGCCCGCATCCTGGTACCCGACTACCTGCGACCCACTGAGGAGGAGGCCGAGCTGATCAAGTCCCTCCTGGTGGGCGAGGTGCGCAAGACCCGCCACATCGAAGATTCGGACTTCTTCCACCAGCAGGCCGCCATCATCCAGGTACAGCTCGACCTGGAAACCTGGGGGCTCACCCCTGGATCTGCGCTGCGCTCTATCGGTGCGGCCGTGACCATGCCCTACGACGTCCACCAGCTCGGCGGGAACATGTTCAAGATCAACATCACGCGCGAGTCATGCGAGGCAGTCGGCCTCACAATCGACCCGGAAACCGTGAAGTGGTGGGAGAAGCAGAGCGAGGAGGCCAAGCGCGCCGCCACCGCTGACGCCGTGCCGCTCAAAGATGCCCTGCTGCAGCTGAATTACTGGCTCACCGGCCTGGCCAGCTCCGCCGCGGACTCTGGCTATATGCTGGAGTTTGGCATCAAGGTCGGCCAGAATCCCCCGGTTCACGTCTTCGGCAATGGCTCGGTAATGGATGTCTCGATCATCGAGGCCGCGATCCGCGCCGTGAAGATGGAGACCGTCTGGCCGTGGTGGGGCGTAGGTGATACCCGCACCGTCGTCAGCCTGGGCCGCTTCCTTGGCCTGGATGACCGCCGGATCAAGCGCCAGGGCGTACACCATGAAGCGGGCAGCGATGCCCTGTACGACGGCAGCCGGACCGCATCGGTCCAACGTGCCATTATCGCGCTGGCCAAAACCGGCATCGCCATCCTGCCCTGATAACGAGGTTTCAATGTCAAACGCAATGCCTACTCGATCCCGCCAAGTGGCTGACTACGTCGGCCGCCTGGAGACAATCAAGGCGCAAGAGCACCACCAGAACAAGGAGATCGGGGACCAATGGCGGACCCCGGACTGGCTGTTCTACGGGGTGGACGCTTACGTCGGACCAGGGCGCATCAAGCTGGACCTGTTCACGGACGGGATCATCAACTCCAAGTGCGCCAACTACTACACCGCCAGGGATAACGCGCTCGTTCAGGACTGGGCCGCCACCCTGTTCGACCTGGGCGACGACGCCATGGCCTACGCGAACCCCCCGTACTCCATCGCCTCAACGGAAGACGGGCAGCCGCTCACCGGCATGGTCCACATCATGCGCAAGGCCTGGGAGGAGCGTAACGCCGGCGCCAAGACCGTCTGGGTCGTCAAGTCTGCGACCAGCGAGACCTGGTGGCCGGTAGTGACGGAGGAGGTCAAGGCAGTCGCTGCGCTGACCGGGATGGACTTGTCCCAGATCCCCCAGGCTGACCGCATCATCCACATCCAGGGCCGGATCTCATTCGAGCGGCCGGTGTGGTTCAGACCGGGGCCAGGGTGTCCGAAAGCCGCCGGCGCAGGATTCGGCGCAACCATCCTGATCTTCGATAAGACGCTCCCGCCGGTACCCGGGGACCTCTACATCCACCGCGACCACCTGAAATCCCTGGGCGAGCACCGACTATCGGAGGTCCGCAAAGAGATCGACCGCGCAATGGAGGAGGAGGAGATCTAATGGCCAAACTGACCCGCATCTACGTCAAGGTTAAACCGGAGGAGGCGCTGGGCATCCATAGCGGAGTGGACGGTGTCCAGTTTTCCATCGGAGTGGTAATGGCCCAGGTGTTCGAGTACGAGATCGGGGACACCCCGTTCCTGTTCGCCGTCCACCTGGCCACCAACGGCAATAAGTACGTCGTGACGGATGTCCGTAGCGGTTGCCAATGGCCAGACCACATCCAGCAGGCACACTTCCTCGACGAGCTGGGCGAAAAGCTGGGGCTCATTGGCGCGGCCAAACAGTACATTCAGGACCACCTGACCAGGGCGGCCCGCAATCAGGCCGGACCGCTCAAGGTGGCGAAAGCCATCATGGCGTGGTCCCCGATTAAGGACACCCTGATCGAGGAGGGCATCATCGACCCGGACGATGTCTACCCCGTGATCCAGTAAAACGGCCCGGCCATTGCGCCGGGCTTCTTTTTGCCTGAAAAGCGATTGACACCGGAAACGGTCGGCGCTAGTCTGTTCACGAACCAACAAGGAGACAATCATGTCTGAGCAAAACAAGAAGTATCGCCGCAAGCTGATCGGGTGGGTTCCCGGTACCGATAAACCGCTCGCCGTTGAAACCGACGTCTATCGCGTCCTGGACGCCTTCAAAGTGTCCGACCCTTGCCTCCAGCACCTGGTCAAGAAGGCCCTGGCCGCCGGCGACCGCGGGCACAAGGACCTGGCCCAGGACTACCAGGACATCGTCCATAGCGCCAATTCCGCGCTCGATCTGCTAAACGGCAAGAATGCCACGCTGGAAGAAGCGAACCAGGCATCAGCCCGGGCTACCCTCGACCAGATGAACAAGTCCCCGCTGTCAAAATTCTCGTTCCATATGGTGCTGAGCGACCAGGAGGCAGACGCGAAATCCACCCTCGCCAAATTCCTGTCCGGGTCCAAGCGCCTGCAGGGTCGAGTCGGCGAGAAGTCATTCGCGATCACGACGCCTACCGGCCGCTTCCGTTGGCCGGACTGGCTCGAGCAGGCGATGACCAATATGGACTGGGTCAACATCGCTCACGATGAATGGGCGGCGACAGGCCACCACCCGCAAAACATGCCGCGGGCTGCCGCCTATGACTTCGGGGAGCTGGAGCGCGCGGCGGTGGCCACCCTCGGCAAGGCCTTCTCTGACTACGTCGCTGAGCTCTCCGAGGCCTGCGCGTCCAACGAGGAGCCCGCCAAGAAAGAGAAGCGCCACCCTGGCGTCGGCATGTACGCCTTGTGCGCCCCTTACGGCCCGGTAGGTGACAACCAGGTGCGCCTGCTCCAGCACGAATGTCCGCATTGCCGTTGCGTGATCCTGTCATGCGAGGTGCCGCGCCACAAAGACAACCTGCGCGGGTACCCTGGCGCCAGCTGCCCGCACTGCAAGGAAGACCTGGCCGGCGCGGAGTTCGTCAACTGGGCCGACGTGGACGCCATCTTTGACAACCTGGTCAAGGTACCGCCCGAGCACCTGCGTAGCTTCTTCAAATCAGTGCGGCTACACCGTGCGGGGTACGGCACGAATACCTCAATGCGCGCGGCCCTGCATAACTATTACGTGCAGGTCCTCGGCGGCGATGCGAAGGATGCCGATAAATTCGCTCGCAAGGTTTGGCCGGAGCTCCCCGAGATCCACGCCACTCGCAAGCAGGCACAAGAGGCCCTGGCGAAGAAGCGCCGCCGCCGCGTGGAGCGCCTGACCAAGATCCTGGCCGGCCACGGTGTCGCAGAGGGCGCGGAAGTCGTGATCTCTGGCGGCTGCGAGTTCAAGGATCTGGTGGTCGAGGCGGTAGAAGGGCTGGGCGGGACGGTGCGCGCCAGTGTGACCCAGAAGACGAAAATCATCATCGCCGGCGACAAACCGGGAGCCAAACTGGCCAAAGCCATCGAGCTCGGTGTTACTATCGTGTTTGCCAGCAATCTGCGGCTCACACTGTATAAACCCGACTCGGAGGAGTAACGATGAACATATCGATCCCTGGAGCAAGCATGGCGTCAGCAGCCTTGGCAATCAGCCAGGCCGCTAAACCGAAACCCTGCTGCGTCCGTTGTCACCGCGACGGCGTGGCAGTGATCACCCAGTCCGGCTTGTGCCAGAGCTGTTCCACCAAGCTCGAAGGCATCGCCGCCGGCCTGACCCCGGTCATGCGCCCAGAGCCGATCAAATTTATCCCCAACGTGTAAACCTATCGCGCCGGGCCTCGAGCCCGGCTTTCGGAGACCCCGCATGCACTTAGATCAGAACACCTTCACCCTGGTGGTGAGCGATATTGACGGCGTCCTCATGGACAACAGCCACCGCCAGCACCTGGTACCCGAGGCCAAGGGCACCACCCAGGACTGGGAGGCCTTCAATGCGGCTTGCGTTGACGACACCCCTATCCGCCACATGATCGACATGGTCAACTACCTATCCCTGCTGCATGGCCACTTCGTCGTGCTCTGCACCGGCCGTACTGAAACCTGCCGAGATGTCACCCTAGATCTGCTCGCCAAGTGCGACCTCCGCCCGGCTATGTCGGCCAGGCAGTGGGACCGCTCCGGCGCAGGCCTGCGTGAGCGTCGCCCCAATCTCATGGCGGCATTCCGCGCCGTAGACGACCACCGCAAAGGCTGGGAGTACAAGGCCGACGTGCTGGCCCAAATGCTGGACTTCTACCGCCCCCGCAATGTCGTTTTCATCGACGACGACTCCCGCAACATCCATGCGGCCATCGCGGTCTGCTCGCAATACGGGGTCCCCATCACGCCGATCACCGTTCGCCCACATAACGGTTGCCCTGCGGTCCAGGAGGCCAAGCGCGAGGAGCTGGCAGCGATCAGGACTCACCGTGTTCGGTCTGACGATAACGCGGCTTTCCCCGACCAGGGATAAGGGGACATCATGGCGCACCCGAAGTACACCGACACCTGCAAGTATTGCAAGGAGACGGGGCTGCGCTGGAAGGAGAAGGGCGGCCGTTGGGTCCTCATGCAACGAGACGGGCGCACCGGCCAGGTGTTCCCGCATAAGTGCAACCAGGTCCCCTGGGAAAACCGTGGGTACGCTAAAACGAACCCCTACGCCAAGCCCGCCATCAGATCCGCACCGGTCGAGGGCGTCGAGTATTTGACGGCCAGAGAGCAGCGCGAGATCCTGGAAGCGCAGTTTTTCGAGTACATGGATAACCGGGGCGACCCGGGAGACTGGGACGAATACCTGGAGTGCGGCTGGTCGCTCGAACCTATCGCCGGCGAGACCGTCACCGAGGATAACCCGTTCCAGTGGATTGAATAGTTTACAAGGCAAACGGTAGACTGGGGCTGCGGCTCAATCGGGCCGCGGTTCACAGGAGATAACTACTATGCCAAGCGGAAAAGGGCCGGGATTACGCAAGGCCGTACCACCTACCACCACGGACACCGATAAGAACAAGAAAAAGGACAAGCAGCGAAAGGACAAAAAGGTGTCCCCTGACTCAAAGGGTTAACGATGGAAACCTGGATGTTCACTGCAATATACCTCCCTGTTATGTTCAGCCGGTACCGCTCTCGCGCCTGGATAGGGCTTGTCTCGATCCTCGCCGTAGGCATCGGTCAGCTGCTGGACGCCTATGCTCTCCACCTTTTCACCCGTGATACTGCCTGGCTTTGGTATTGCCTGTTATCATTGGTCTCGTTTGGGTGGGCCATCGTTGCATCGATCTCCCCTTCCCCTAATGCCCTTCGCGGCGTTGCGGTGATGGCGGCGTGGTATGTCTGGATGGCAGTCTATGCGCTCGTCTTCGGATGGGGCGTGGGCGGTGAGTGGGGCGACCCCTTAGCACCATACCAGGAGTGGGTCGTTGTACTGATCCACTGTTTCATTGCCTGCAGCGCATTTACCGATAGGGGGACCAATGCCCTGGATCTCGATCCTCGCCATTGTGTTGTGCGGCTGGGGCGTGTGGCGATGTTTCAAGCTCGTAAGGAGGAGCGCCGATGAATTTGGGGGAGCGCGTAGCGGCTGCAACCGGATCGGCGATAGAGACGGGAGGCAAGGTTTCGACGGTAGCCCTCGGCCTCAAGGGGGCGGCAAACGAGATACTTAATTCTATTAATATCCAACTGCCCTCTCTGCCTGAGCTGGCAGTTATGCTGCCCGTCGTAGTCAGCGCACTATGGGCGATCAAGCTGTCCCTGGACATCGGTTTCAGTATCTGGGACCGGATAAAGGGGCGGACCGGCTCATAGCAAAACAAAGCGGCCGTTTGGCCGCTTTTCTTTTCTACTGGCCCCACTTGCAGAGCCGTTGTCCGATCAGGTTGTGCTCGAGGATCTGGTCAGCCGTCTTGTCAGTAAACTGGTCCTCCTCGGCCACGTAGATCGGCAGGGCCACCGCACAGAACGCCGGCGGCGGGCTACTTCTTGCGCACCCAATCGCGCTTGAGGCGAGCAGCAGAATTACCAGGTGCCGCTTGTCTAACTTCATCCCTTACCTCCTGCACTTCCTTGATGGTCTCCGTGGCCTGCTCCAGGGCGTCCTCCTGCGCCTCCTGGCGGGCCGCCTCCTTGCCCTGCTGCCTACCCCTTACCCAGGCCAGCGCGAGCGCCAGGATGGCCAGTGCTGCGCCCACCAGCCACCCTTTCAACCTGGCGAGCCAGGTCACGACTCGATCCCCAGCTGGGAGCTGCGCCACTGGCGATAGATCATCACCAGGGACAACGAGAGCACGGCCACGCCCAGGGCAATCTGGATCATGTTCCCGCTGGTCAGGTCCGCCCGGCTATCGGTCAGCACCTTGATAACGTGAGGCGCCGCCTCGGCCAGCTGGTCCACGCCCACCGCACCGATGGCGACCGGGGTAGCGGCTTTCGCGACGGTACCGGTGGCAGTCGGCTTGGCCACGACACCGGCACGGCGCAGTGCCTCGTCGATCACTTCGGCCGGGTACCAGGTATTCGGCGTCTTGAGCGGGCCGCGGCCATTCTCATGGAGGATGATCCCCTCGACGATAGCGCGCAGCTGCACCGGGTCGTGGAGGTTCAGGACCTCGTCTTTCGGGCCGATACCTGGCAGCTGTTTGGCCAGCTGGCGGGCGTAAGCGTCCACGTCGTTATTGTCGGCAGCCGGGGCCCAACGCTCGACGATCTCCTGGAGGCTATCGATCTTGCTCCCGTCATTGGCCTTGCGCTTGTCGTAGTAAGTGATCAGAGTGCGCGCCAGGGCCCGGATACCGTAGACCGCCGACACGAACGCGGCGAACCGGTCGGCCGGGTAGTCGGCTTTGTTGGCCAGGCCTTGCCACGGGTCGCCCCATTCAATGTTGCCCGGGTTGTTGCGCCGGATCCCGCGCGGTTGTTGCTTTGCCATGTCGTTCTCCCGTGAAAAAGGACCCGCGATGTGCGGGCCCGTCTGTTATTGGTTTACTGGATACCGCGTCCGATGGTTGCAGCGGATAGCCCGGCGTAGAAGGAGTCCGGGAAATTCATCATCGGCTTGGCTTCCCAGTTCATCTGCCAGAGCGAGCTGCTGTTAAGCGCGTACAGCTTGCCGCCCATCGCGAACACCATCTGGAAACCGCCGCCCTCATAGGACACGGTGTAACCGGTGGTGAAGTCGCCTTTGACCACCAGGGCTTGTGCCAGGCCTGCGCCCAGGAACAGGAATGACCCGTTCGGCATCAGGGTGGCGCTGACGGTAGACTCGCCCCAGGTGATAGGCGATCCGCTGTTAATGTCGTTGATCGTGGCCTGCACGGTCGCCGTAGTAACCGCCATGGTGGCCGGGTCCAGTGTGTAGATATTGCCGCCCCCGACAAACTTGATCTTGCCCTTCACCGGCACCCCGTTGCGCGCGCGCAGAGCGTTAGGGTAGCTCGTCCCCATATCGTGGTGAGTAGTGGCCATGTCACGGGTCGCAATCTTGATCGCATACTGGGTGTTACCAGGCCAGTAGATCAGCACCTGACCGACGCTGTTATCGCCGGCGAAACCGACCCAGCCGCCGTAAGCCTGGGTAACGCTGGCGTCAGTGTTTTTCTCCTGCACCAGGTACTGACCATTGGCGATGCTAAACAGGCCGACCGGGATCTTGCCCGCCGTGTTCACGTTCCCGCCGACAAAATAGATGATGTCGTTATAGGTGTCGATCGCACCGCGGGTCCAGGTGTGCGACCCCAGGTTCGCCACCACCGTGAAACTACCGTCCGCCAGATTGACCTTGATCAATTCCTGGTCGCCAGGGTTGTTTTTCAACGCATAGATGTTGCCCTTGCTATCCAGCCCGGCCCAACGGATCTCGAAGTTGTTGATCGGCGTCTGCGACAACGGGGTGGTGGCGCCGGTGGCCACGTTCAACTCAACGATTGCCCCCATAGACCCGCTCATAAAGTAGATGAAGCGGCCATCTTTGGTGATCAATGCGATGTCATTGGTGGCCGGGCCATTCTGGAGAGTCTTGGCCGGCCCGGTCCCCAGGAACCCGTTGTCCGCAATCGAGCCGATGATCGCGTTATGGCACTCACCGACTGACAACTCCTGCATGACTTCGGCCGGGAAGGTCAGCGCCATCTCTTGCGAGCGGGCGATCTGGCCATCGCGGACGGCGGTAACGTGCAGATAGAACGGGGACGACTCCTGCCGCTCCATCTCGTAGTGTTTGACGGTCGGCTCCACGGTGGCCAGCTCCGGCATGTCTTGCGGCCACTGGAGGGTCGCCGAGCCCCGGATCGTAAAGCCGGTCAGCCCGGTGTTGTCGTCAGACCAGTCTAAAGTAACTTTTGGCATGTCTATCTCCTGATCGAGAAGTAGCGACCGGAGGCCGCGGTTAATGTGTGGCCATCATACCCGCATCGAGGATATGACGGCCACTCCAAATGGGTCACGCTTCGGCGCCCGGTTTCAAGTCATATGGCCCCACCAGGTCGGCAACCACGCCAGGGTCCAGCGCATACGGCCCGGTAAGGTCTGCCACGATGCCAGGCATCAGCCGGAACGGCCCCACCAAGTCAGCGATGACCCCTGGGCGCAGGTCGTGAGGACCCACCAGGTCGGGGACTACCCCAGGTTTCAGCGCGTAGGGGGTGGTCAGGTCCGCGATGACACCGGGACGCAGGCCATACGGATTGGTCAGGTCCGCGATGACCCCCGGGGTCAGCCCGTAAGGTGAAGTCAGATCCGCAATGACGCCGGGACGCAGGCCATACGGATTGGTCAGGTCAGCGGTGACACCGGGACGCAGGCCGTAAGGCGCGGTCAGGTCAGCGATGATGCCTGGGCGCAGGCCGTAAGGCGCAGTCAGATCCGCGATGACGCCAGGACGCAGGCCGTAAGGCGCCGCGATGTCCGAGGCCAATGCCACCCCCGGCAGCAAGTTGTAAGGCGCGGTCAGGTCAGGCACCACCCCCGGTTTCAGCGCATACGGGCCAGTCAGATCCGCGATGACGCCAGGGCGCAGGCCGTAAGGCGCGGTCAGCTCCGCCGCGGCCAGGCCCGGGCGCAGGTTGTACGGTGCGGTCAGGTCAGCGATGACACCAGGGCGCAGGCCGTAAGGCGTGGTCAGGTCAGCGATGAATCCTGGGCGCAGGTTGTACGGCGCCGGCATATCCGGGATGAATCCTGGGCGCAGGTTGTACGGTGACTCCATGCCGATGAAACCTGGGCGCAGGTTGTACGGCTTGAACAAACGGTCCGCCAGTTTCACCGTTACCGGCCGGTTTTGCAGTGAGACGATGCCGTCGCGCACCGCCTCTACCGAGATCGTCGCGTATTTCGCGGCTACCGGGTACGGCTGATCCATCAGCTCCAGGGTGTAATGGTCCACCGTGCCAACGTTGACCGGCGGGAGCTTGGCGATCTCGGCCTGCTGGTCGTCCAGGGCCACCTGCTGCACTCGATATGCCACGCCGGGCTCTGGCCCCACGTTGCCAGGGGTCAGCCAGGAAACGGGCTGGTTCGACTGCTGGACGCGGTGACGGTGAGCCCAGGTGAGCTCTACCCGCTCTTTCGCGACGGTCAGATCTGCAGAGTACGACCCATCCACCTTGAACAGCGCCGCCGGGTACGGCCGCCCTTGCCTGGCCACCATCTCGGCCTCCAGGTAGGTGTACGGCCCCGCGTAGGCGCCCTTGCCATTCTTCGGCCGGCCATAACCCGCCACGTCTTCGCCATCCACCCGCTCGACCTCGTCCGTGCCGAAGAAGGTCCCGACCACGAACAGCGGGGTGCCGGCAGGAACGGCGCGCGGGTAGGTATCCGCCACGGCGCGAGTAAGTTTCAACGAAACAGGGGTCGCCCCAGGATCCTCGGCGACGCACATCATCTCGCGCACCGGGTCAGCCGCGGTACCAACGATCACCCAGTCGCCGGCGCGGACGTTCACCATATCAGTGGTGGGCGCCACGGCTACCGTGATGACCGGGTCAGTGAGCGCCTGGATGGCCTCACCCAGCACGGCCACCGGGGTGAAAGAGTTTGCCTGCTCGAGCTGGGAGTCGGTCGGAGGGGTAGACCCCGCCGCGTAGAGGAACAGGCCGTAATTCATGTGCGTCCCGGTCAGCGGGCGTCCGCCGGCGAAACCAGCATAGCCAGCCGTCGCCGGTACCGCCGCGATCTCGCTCTCGCCAAGCTCCTCCACCAGCAGCGGGTAGGGCAGGTCGAACATGGTCACGAAATCGAAGTTGACCGGCGGCTTGATGGGGTCCTCCCACCCGCTCGGTGGCGGTACCGCCGCCACGTTGTACGGTGCAGAGAAAATATCCTCGCCGAACTCGATGCCGATCATCCCGTCCAGCTCGCCGTTGTCAGACCGTTTGGCCACCCGGCAGACGAGCTGGGTAACACCGCGCGCCGGCCAGTTGAGCACGAACGGGTCGCCCGGTTTCAGGTTCGCCACCTTGCGGTTGACGATCAGTTTGCCCTGACGGAACGGCTTGGAGTAGCGCGCGAGATCCCGCTGGCCCACCATCAGCGCGACTTCGGCCGAGCAGATGCCGGAATACTCCATCGTCTGGTTGTTGATGGTGCCGCTCATGTTGATAGAGGCGGTGTCCTGGACTGCGATTGCCGAGTCTTCCCCTTTATCCCGGTCCCAGTATTCCACCGTCACCTGGTTGACCAGGTCATACAGCGTGGGGGAGGTCAGCTGCTCGATGCGGCAGTTTGACGGAGTCAGCACCGGCAAGGTGGCCACGTCATAGTCCGGACGGATCAGCTTGATCTCCTGGAGCCCGGTCTCCGGGTCCTCATACCGCACGGCGTCGATGTGGCGGATAACCTCCAGGATGAAGTCATTCACTGCCATCTCACTGGTCCACAACATGGACAAGCCAAGGCGCTCGGCGTACAGCGTTTGGGCCACGGTGTCATAAGTCGGGCCGATGATGGAGTCAGGCAGGCCGCGCCCCCATTCGGTGTTGGTCATGCACTCCCGGATAATGTGAGCCGGGTTCATGTCCCACGGGCCGACCCCGAGGCTGGTGGATAGCACGGCAGACCGGAATGCGGTGTTGATGATCAGCAGGCGCCCCAGCCACGGCTCGTTGTTAGCCCCGTCACCGTAGAACCCTGGGGAGTTGGCCGTGCGGAAGAAGATCCGCCCGTTAGTCTCCTTAGACCCCACCATGTAGCCGCGCGTAATCCCCAGCTCCTGGCCGGTGATCGGGGCGGCCGAGCGCACCCGGATGCCGAAAGGATCGATCTCTACCTGGGGATTACCGCCATTCGGTGACACTGCGACCAGGTGGCCCCTGGCGTGGTCAGGCGGGAAGTACCAACGACCGTCGGACGCCTTGACCCCGCGACCTAACCACTGGACATAGGGCGATGTCGGGGAGGGCCTGATCGACGGCTCGGAGGCGTACCAGGACGGCGCATTTAGGTCGGTGATGTCGGTATCGAAATCCCAGGTGGACATGCCACGGGTCATATTCCAGAAACGGCCGGGCTGATTGCTGTCACCCATTGGGGGCCAGAGCAGCAGTATGTGGGTGCTGGAGAAAGCCGCCATGGTCGGGTACCCGCACTGCCCGGGCATCGAGCCGATCAAGGCTGACCCGGCGGACTTGACGCGCTGGGACGCCGGCTCAATCTGCAGAAAGCCGATCCAGTTAGATAGCTTCCCGTTGATGACCACCGAGAAGGCGTGGGCCAGGATAATCATGCCGTCGGCCGCCCCGATAGCGACTTCCGGGAATGCGACGTTGCCGGACTTCGAGTACATGTTTTGGCCCCAGGCCGGGTACTCGATCAGGCCGTTCGCCAGGTCGTAGATGACCAGGTCCGCACTTGCCACACCTGCGCCCAGGTACAACCTGCTGCCCATAGCCTGCGCAAACCGGGTCTCCACCACGTTGTTGACCGGGATCATGCGTACCGCCGGGCGCTCCCAGCTCAACGCGAAATCGAGCTCCAGGATGAATGCGCTAGTGCCGGTGTAATAGATGCCGGCGGCCACCTTGGTCCCGTATACCGCGACGTCCATGAGACCGTTGTGCCGGTTGTTGATGGTGCCGGCAGGTACGGGAGTTGCGCTATTCGTAAGCTCCGGGTAGATGAAATCCCCCGTTACCGTATCTAAGATCGACACTCGGAAGTAGCGCGAGCTCTCACCGCCAGAGGCGTTGTTTATCGCGCCTGGCATGGTGATCACTTTCGAGCCGATAGAGACGCTGGGCAGTGCTGGTGCTATCCAGGGGCGCAAGGTCTGGGAGTAGAGCGGGAACGTGTCAGTGGGCTTGCCAATGCCAGCGGTTGAGGGTTGCCATTGCGGTTTGCCGGTAGCGGTGGGGGCCCAGATCCGCTGCACCCGGAATTTCCACGGCTTGAGGTACGGGTTATTGCCGACGTACATCTTGCGCAGGATGACCGAGACCACGCCACGGTTTGCTGGGACCAGCTTGCCAGGCAGGACGCTCTGCATGTAGTCATTCTTGCCCTGGGTGCGGGTACCCATGCCGATGTCCAGCTCGCCGGATACGCCGCCTTCACGGTCGTCCCCGCCGAAGATGTTGGGCTGGTTTATGCTGACCCGCTCATACCCACCATTTACGCCGGTGCCTTCGTGGTCGGCCACCGCATTCCACACCAGTCGGTCGTCTACTTTGATCTGCAATACCCGGTCGATGGGGCCGTGACACAGTACGAAGTGGACGCCTACAAAGTATTTGTATCCGACTGTCTGGCTCTTTTTTCTGCCCATTGTGATTCCTGCTCCGCGAGGTCGGCCGCCACGATTGCCAGATGGTCCCCGGTAGCACGGAGTCGGGCGCTATCCACGCCGGTCTTGAACTCCCTGATATTAAAGCCGTGCTCCCGACACCATTCTCGCAGCCGCGGGACGCAGTATCCCAGCTCTCGAATGTGTTTCATTGTGACCAGGGCCATGCTTAACCTTTCTTCTTGATGTCCTGGGTGCCGACGTCACCATACCACACAACCGACGGGCTCTTAATATCGCGGGTGCCGAATAACACCACGATAGACTCCCCCTCCTGGGCGGACGGGACTTCCTGGAACTCCTGGGCCTGGGGCGGCGACATCTTTGGTTTGCGCTGCAGCAGGTAGGAGACCGTTAACATCACGATCGCATAGACGAAATATTCCCAGCCCATGATCCCTCCTTAAACGATGCTGGTGCCCTGGAATGGGCCCTTTGGTGGTATGAAGTCGAACCCGCCGTAGTTGTCCAGATTGTTGAACTTCGACTGGCAAGTGGCCGCGAGCCGGTCACACCCGGGGTACAGGTCCACCGGGGTAGATGTGTCCAGGTTCAGCAGCGGCCGGCTCAACGTCAGCACCGACCCCGATTGCACCGTGATAAACCGGCTGACCCCGTTCAGCACCAGCATGCCGCCGACATAGTATTTCGGATCCGCTGACGGCATGCCGTTTATCGTGACCTCCGCCTTGTTGCTAGACACGTTAAACGGGACGGTAGTCAGCTTGTAGGCCTCCTTGTCCACCCAGCAGCGAGGCATATACAGCGCATGGGGGCACTGCCGCATGTAGCGGATCCGGCATCCGGTGCGCGAGAGTGACGTGGCGATCTTCTCGCACCCGAGCGACATCCAGGGCGGCTCGAAGGCCACCCCCACCAGCCGGCCACTCCACATATTGAAAGTGCCGAGGTCCGGGTCGTTTAGGTGCATGCGCTTGATCCGGACCGCTATCATTCCGGGGAACTCGCCGTTATCGAATGCCAGGATAAACGGGTGGTCTCGCGGCACCTTTATCGTGAGCTGTTTCGAGTCGTCCGGGTTGCCCTCGTCCTCAAAGCTGTCTCGGCTGGTGGTGAATGCCTGGTACAGTTTGCCGCCCACGGTGACATCCCGGTCTCCGCTGGTGGTACGGACGATCTGACTTTCGTCCTCGCCGTACTGGATCTCCAGCAGCTCTACCGGCTGCCCGTTTGCACTGCTTCGGTCAAAAACGCTGTAAGTCACCAGTTAGCCCCCACGGTTGTGACTGCGATGCCGGTCTCCCCCAGGAGCGCCGCGCGCCAGTTGATTGTCATGGTATCCGAGCCGAGCCGGCATTTCGATGCCAGGTAATACGCCAGTGCCTGCTCCGGCCGGTAAGCCTGGGTCCACGGCTCGAGTGTTTTGACGTAGGTCACATCGTTGACGTAATCCACTTCGAGCGAGGTGATCTTGAATAGCTGGTACCCCCCGGTCTGCAGCTTGACCATGATGTGGGTAAGCATGCTGGTGTCTGGCTGCATGAGCGCGTGGAACTGGGTACCGGCGACTGCGAATACCGACTTGGCCGGGGTGGGTGATTTGACCAGTGGCAGATCCCGGCTGCGAGTGGGCGCGTAGAAAACGCCTCTCCGGCCCTTGTGGCGATCGTAGAAGGCCTGCCACCAGTTGGCCTGGTCCACCCCGTTGATCAGCACAGACCCGCTACTGGTGCGCTGCTGCACCCGGCTTAGGACTTCATACGCCGTGCGACCACGCTGACCATCCAGCAGCTCCGTTATCCAGGCCATCGACACGTCCTGGCCGTCCCGCCAGTTGATGTCTCGGGTCAGTACCTCCAGGGAGTCGTAAACCATGTCGGCCGCCGCTGCTGGAACCGGAACAGCTGCGCCGGTGATCTGCCGGGTTAAGGTGATCGCCGTCTCAGTGACCGTCGGGGTGTACCGTTTAGCGGCTACCGAGTCCTGCGCGCGAACCTGCCAGGTGGGGTAGACCAGGGCGCCTTTCGGCCACACTCCAGGGAGCCCAGGGGCCGCTAGGGTGACGGTCTTGCCGGCCACCGCTTGCACGGTGACGGCCACGGATGACTTGCCCCCATAAAGCAGGGCCAGCTGCTCGCCGGCGACGACCCAGGGCGGGAGGTTGCCATCCAGCAGCAGGGTCGTAGCGCCATTGCCGGCAGCCGCGGTCAGGTGGAACGGCATCGGCCAGTACGGCATCAGCAGCACCTGGGCCTGGGCCGCGGTGAGCACCCAGTCAAACCTGCTCGCGTCCGCCCCGTGCATCGTCAGGGTGTAGGCCATCGTGTTGCGCGGCTTGTCCCGCAGAGCGGCCCGCTGCTCGGTCTGGTCGTAGGCCGTCATAATGTTGGTCAGGTATTCGCGGGTCTCCGTGACCCCGTTTCGCCAGTTAGGCAAGAAATCCAGTATCAACATTAACCTACCCCCAGGATCTGCTTAACTTGCCGCTTGTTGGACTTGATGTAGTTGATGATCGCATTGCCGGCGGCCGGGTTCGACATCACCGCCTGCGTCAGGTCGTCCTGGTCCAGCATGTTGTAGATGGTCGGACCGGACACCGCGACATTCGGGTCTCCAGCGGTGCCGCCGCCGTTCATCACGTTGCGCGGGTCATTCTTCGCCAGGACCTCCTCGCCTTTCTGGAGGACGGTCGGGACCTCGTCAGGCGCTAGGCCTACTACGCCGCCAGTGTGCATGCGGGGCGCCGCTGCGAACCAGCTGGCCGGGGTGGACCGGCTCCGGTTCATGCTGCCTGACCCGATCACCGCGCCGGAGTGCGCCACGCCCGCCACTGCACCGCCGGCTGCCGCCGCTGCACCGCCTATCGGCCCGCCGAGGCTGGCCAGGGCGTTAAGGATCATCTGCTGGAGGATGGCCTTGGCAATCTGGGCCAGGAAGTCAGCGAAGAACTGCCGCACGATGTCGCCCAGGTTCGAGAAGGCATCCCCGATACTCATTGTCCCGTCAATGATGCCTGCCAGGCCTTGGGCCACGCCGTCAATGCCGGAGATCATCCCGTCCAGGACACCGTTGACGATCAAGGAGTCCATCTTGGTGTACGTGCCCGATACCTGCTGCAGCCCGGCCTGCATCTTCGCGATCTCCGCGTTGATAAGGGCCAGCTGCTCCGGCGTCATGCTGTCTTTCATGGTCATGGCGTACTGGCGCAGGTTCTCGATCGCTTTGGCAATCTGGGCATTCTGCGCGGCGTACAGCTCGTTAACCCGGCGCACCTGCTCGTCCTCGGAGATCAGCCCCGCCTCGCGCAGCGCGTTGATCTCCTCCAGGCCTGCCCGCTTGATGTTTACCGCGGTATTGGCCGCGTCCTGGAGACGGTCCAGCTCGGCATAGCGCAGCTTCTGGGTCTCCAGCTCCATGTTGACCTTTTTCAGGTCCTCGAACTGTTTAGCCAGGCGGTTGCCTTCCGCGCCGCCCAGTTTATTTGCCTTGGCGATCAGCGCGTCATACTGGACCTCGACCACCTTGAGCTGGGCTGCCAGGCGCTCGGAGAAAGCCGCATTGGGGTCAATCTTGGCTTCCTGTTTGCCCGTGACCGCGTAAAGCCGCTCGTACTCCTGGCGCAAGGCTTCGACCGCTTTGAGGCGGCGCTGTTCGGCGTTGATACCGGACTGCTGGGTCTGCGCGGTATACGACTGCGTCTCCGCCTTCTTGCGTAGGTCGATAACCGCTTGCAGGCGTTTAACCAGGGCGTCGCCTTCCGGGCCGCCGATGGCCTTGGCCTGTTTCATCTGCTCGGCGAACTCCTGGTCGATCAGGGCCAGGCGGCCAGGCAGGTTTTTCCGCATCAGGGCTTTCTGGCTGGCGACGTCGGTCTTTTTGGCCTGGATCTCGGCCTTCTCCATTGCCTTGGTGAGGGCCTGGATCTGCCGCTCGCGCGGGGTGACACCGGTACCAGGATCCGCAGTGAAGTCGAACCCGGCGGGGGTGCCATTTACCGCTGCAGCTGCCGGGCCGGAGATCGGTGAGGGGCCGCCAGTTTCGATGCGCTTGCGCTTGGCTGCCTCCTCGGCCAGCTTAGCGGTCTGCTCCTCCTGCATCTGTTTCCAGTGTTTGCCGAGGTCGTCCCACATCTCCATGGTCTTCGATACGAACTCACCTTCCGGCCCCTGGATGGTGTCGCCCATACCCTTGACGAAATCACCCAGTTTGTCGCCCACGGCAGGGATGGCGCGCAGCATGGATTCAACGGCTTCCCATACCGCCTTGTTAGCGTCGGCCGCCACTTGATGGATAGTCCGGAACAACAGCCGGACCATGTCATCGATCCCGGTGAAGAATGACCCCAGCACCGTGATCGCCAGGTTGCCGAACCCTTTCAGGTAGAGGCCACAAGCGTCCACGGCATTCCGGAATGTCTCGGACTGGTCGTACATCAGTTTGCCGATGTCCCAGGCGATCAGCAGGCCGCCCAGCCACGGGATAAGGCGGGCCAGGCCGCGAATCCCTAGACCAGCTGCGCCGGCAGCACCGCCCACCGCGATCAAGCTCTCGGAAAACAGCAGCACCTTAGCCCGGCCAGTGACGAACAGCCCAGTGAGCTCGGTGATAAGGCCGATGAACACTTTCACCTTGAGGCCGAGGCCGATGATGATCGAGCCGAGTTTCAGCAGCGCGAGCGCCTGGATAGCGTCCACCAGGAGATCGACGTTATCCACACACCAGATGACCGCCTCGGCCAGGGCGCTGAATGCCTCGCCCATCGTCTGGGCGGCCTCCTTGCCGTCCGGGCTGTTCAGGAACGCCGTGATCCGCTCCAGGGCGCGCGCGTAGGCGTCGATAAAGCCGGAGTCGGCGATGGCCAGTTTGAATAGGAACATCGCCGTTTTGAGCCGTTCCTCGGCCGCACCGACTGACTTGTTTGCCGCGTCGAGCTGGGCCTGGACCGCCTCTCCCTGGGCGCGAGCGAAGTTGACCACGGCCTCGGCCTTGATCTCCCCGTTCTCCATCGCCTTGGTCAGCTCCTGGATGGTCATGCCCATACCCTTGGCGAACATGGCCACGGCGCCGGGGAGTCGTTCACCGAGTTGCTGGCGCAATTCTTCGGCGTAGACCTGGCCTTTCGACAACATCTGCTCGAGCGCCCGGAAGACGCCATTCATGTCGTCAGCCGATAGACCGAATACCCGGCCCGCTTTGGCGATGTTCTCAAAGATGAACTTCGTTTCGTCCATGCCGATGCCCACGGCTTTCGCGGCGACGGCGAATTTCGTGTAGCTGGTGGCCAGGTCGGCGATGTTAATGCCCAGCTTGTTGGCCAGGCCGACCATGTACTCCCACTCGGCGCGGAGAGATTCTTGGCTGTCCCCTACGACGGTTGAGATCTTGATAAGGGCCTGCTGGCGAGCCTTATAGGCATCTACCGCACCACCGGCCAGGTTCAGGGTCGCCTGGACGCCGACATACGCCGTAACCAGGGCCATGATCTCACCGCGCATCCGTTCAAAGACGCCCAGGGACTGCCGCCCGTTGTCTGCCAGGGATGCCAGGGCGCCCCCGGCTTTCTTGGAATCCTCCGACTGCCGGCGCAGCGCGGCTGACAGTTGCGAGGCTGCGCTGGTGGCCTGGTTGGCGGTGGTGACGAGGCGGGCCTCCTCCCGGGCCAGCTGGGCGGTATTGACGCCGGCGCGCTGCAGATTGGCCTGGGTCTCCCTGGCGGCGGCACTGGCGCGGCGCAGCGACTCGCTGGCAGCGTTGACCTTGGCCTGGGCCTGCCGGATCTTCTCGCCCATCTCCTGGGCATTGACGCCGGTTGCCGAAGTCTGGGCGGCCAGCGTTTTCAGCTCAGACTTGGCTGCCTGGTATGCCGTGCGGGCCTCGCGAACAGCGGCAATCTGCGCCCGGAAACCATCGATCCCCTGGGCCGTGTTCAGCAGGGCTTTCTGGGCGGCGGCCAGGTCGCGCAGCTTGCTGGCGCCGTCCTTGATCTGCTTGCTGCCGGACGAGACCTCACTCGCCAGGTCGGCCACCTGCTTCTCGACGCCGGCCAGTGTTTGGCGGGCGGCTTCGGCCGGCGAGATGATCCCGAAGATGGTTTGTCCCAACTGGGTGACGTCGCGGCTCTGATCCCGGACCACGCGGCCCAGGGTCTGGTAGCCCTTCGCGGTAGCCACTGCCTGCCGGGCCTGCGCCTCCAGGGCGTCGATCACCTTCTGCGCGGCTGCCCGCTCAGCAGCAGCACGGGCCTGGGCATCGGCCACAATCTTGTCAGCCTGCCCCTGGGCGGCAATGCGCTGGGCCTCCACCTGCTGACGGAGTTTGCTCGCGTCCTGGGCCATCGGCAAAGCAGACATCGCCTTGTCCTGGGCGGCCAGGGCTGCGTTGACCTTGTTAACGCCCGCGGCCAGTTTCGCCTGGGCGTCAGCGGCCTTATTGGCGTCGATGCCGTAACGCTCGAGCTCAGATGTCGTCTTGGCAATCGCGTCCCGGCGCTGCTGCTCCTTGTTGATCGCAGATGTTACTGCGCGCTCAGCAGCACGGAGAGACGACTCCTGGCGTTTCGTGATCTTCTCGACGCCCTCCAGGGAGGCCTTGAGGTCGGCGTACCGCTTCTGGGCCGCCTGGACCGCTGCTGACTGGTCCTCCAGGGCTTTGGTCTGACGGTTGAATAGGTTAACCAGTGAGTCGAGCCGTAGCATGGCACGGCCGGCGTCCTCGAGGCGCCCGTAAACCGCCTCAAGGTCTTTCATCTTCCCGACGCCAAGCTCTGCCGCTTTCGCCTGCTGCTTCTGCAACTGCGTCAGGTTTTCGGTCGTCTTGGCCAGGTCTTTCAGGGTCTTCTGGGAATAATCCCGGGCCCTGATCCGCAGCTCGACGTCTTTCTGGTTATTACTCATCTGTCAGCCTCTTGATGTAGTTTTGCAGCTCCTGGGCGCTCTCTTTACCACCCATCGCGCTATTGACGACCATCTGCATCATCAGCGCCTGGTTGGCCAGGGCCATATTCTCGCGCCGCCGGACATACTCGATCTCGCGCCAGATTGTCCCCACCGTGTACCAACGGGCATTGGTGTGCCCGCTGGCAGACAAAGTAGATACGGCGTTGCGCACGTCGTCGTAGAACTGCAGCGCGCGGTCCTGCCAGCTTAGGCCTTCCCACCGGTCAGGTCCGCCAGGCCGCCCTCTGCCTTGACCATTTCCTTGAGCGCGGCCACTGTCTTTTTTACGCCGCCCACTTCGTCGAAGGTGAGCCGTGCAATGGTGGTCACTGCCTCGATCTGGGCCATCAGCGGCAACCGGGCGGCACTATCTACCCACTCCGGATCCCCAGCCGCACGGGCCACCAGACTGGCCACCAGCCCGGGCGCCTCTTGCACCAGGGATGTGGACATGTTGAGTAGCCCCTGTTCGGTCATGTTGGTCCCGCCGTTTTGGTCCAGCAGCATGGCCAGGTTGCCCAGGTCCGGTAGGTGCGTCTTGAATATCGCGGTGAGGTCCAGCAGGTTCAGGCCGCGCAACTCGATCTCCTGGGTGCCGTTTTTGCCGCGAACCTTGATGGTCTCAGTGAAAGGGATGTATTCGGGTAATTTCGCCATGATCGTTCTCCTGTTTATCCATGGCCACTCTATCAGATTCAGACAGGGCGGAAGAACGAAAAAAGCGCCCGAAGGCGCTTTGCAGATAGGCGAGAGACGGGCCAAACACCGGCGGAGTCCGCATGGCGACGGCCCGATGCTTGGTCCGCCCCTCTTATCAGGTGAACGTGATGGTGCCGGACACCGCCTGGGCGGTACCGCTGCCGCTCTGGACGGTGGCAGTGACCACGGTGGCGCCTGCTGCCGCCAGATCGACGGTGGTAGTCGCCACGCCGTTCGGTCCGGTGTTCGCGCTGGTGGGTACCAGGATGCCGGAGTTGGTCGCGGTGAAGGTCACTTGCGCGCCGCTCACCACCACGTTGTTGCCGTCGCGGACGGTGGCGGTCAGGCTGATCGGGGTACCGTGAGCGCCGGTGTTGCTGGCCGGAGTCAGCGAGACGGTGCGAATGGTAGACGGATCAATGACTGCCTGGGCAGAGCGCGGACGCACATCGACGTAGCAGGGCTTGCGGCCGACCATGGTCAGCACGTCGAAAGTGAACCCGATGGCCTGCCACTCGTCGCCTTTCAGGTTGTAATCGCCGTCCGGGGTCAGTGCAACCTTGGGCCAGTAATAGTCCTGGTTGTCGCCGACCGGGTTGTCGGAGATGTAGCGCAGCGCACCGTACAGCATATCGTTTTTGCTGATAACCATGGTGCGGGTGGACGCTTCCACGTCGGTCTCGACCAGCAGCTTGATGTCGCCGGTCAGGGACGCAGTCGGCTCGATGTAGAGACGGCCCAGCTCGAGGTCGATCTCGTAATTGCCGGTCATGTCCACTTCGGTCACACCAGACTGGCCAGTCAGCGGCTGGGTCAGGTCCACGACGGTGGCGGTAGCGGCCTGGAACAGCTTGAAGTTGTTCAGGTTGCGCATGCCGGTCGGGTGGGCGTCGTCGGTGCCGATCTGGAACTGGCGGCCACGGGCCCAGCTGGTGATCGCTTCACGGTGGCCGGTGATCCCCAGGGTGGTGAGCTTGCTCACGTCGCCCATGAAGTACAGCGCCAGGTTTTCCGGGCTGATCACGTCGGTGGTGAAGGAGCCAGAGCGGCTGGTTTCCAGCAGCACGGTGAGGTCCTTCTCACGGATACCGCTATCCGCAAAGAAGTGGTCCAGCTTCTCACTGGATACGGTCAGCGACGCTTCCGGGGTGTTGCCCAGGTAACGCTCGCCAGTGCCGGTATTGGTGCCCGGCTTGAACAGGTCGAACAACCAACGGCCCCGGCCGAGGGTATATTGTCCCGTGTTGTTTTGGTTCATCATCTCTATTGATCTCCAGGTTGTGAGATGTTGCTGGCCAGGGTGAGGGCAATCGGGAGATAGAAGTACGCTCTATCCGAAAACCCGTCTTCCGCTGGCCGCACCGTCGGTTGACTCAACTCTATCGCCGCAATCCGCCCACCAAGCATGAATACGCCCGGGTTTAGCGGTTGCCCGGTTGGCCCGGTTGACACTATACCAGATAAACATTTCTCGACATCAGCCGCAAGCCGGTATGCAGCGTCAGTCGGGTTATTGGGGTCGTGGTCTTTCTGCCCCACCCATCCCTGGATCAGGATTACCCAGCGGTCTTTCCGGTACAGGGCCAGGTCGTCTGCGAAGGTGCCCGGGTTGACCGTCTTCGGCTCCAGGATGCTTATCGCAGGCCGCTGGTCCTCGTCGCCGCCGGTGGTCATGGATGTCCGGCCGCGGAACACCCGGTTTCGCAGGTCGAACTCATAGGCCGGGTCATTGTCCGGGAAGATCCCAGACAGGATGCCTGATAGGCGTTTCATGATCTCAAGTCGGTTGCTGTTAGCCACGGGTCAGCCTCGCAAATTGTCTGAAAAACTCGTCCTCCACCATCTCGGAGATGGGGTCCACCACGTCGCCGGCGACTTCCTGGAACACCTGGTCAACCGAGGGGCCGTACAGCAGGGCCACCTGGCCAGCGACCAGCCAGGATTGGTGAACGGTCTTCTTGTTCAGCTTCTCACCCGGGCGCAGGCGGATAGCCAGGCCGATGTTGTAATTGTCCTCGTCCAGCGAGGCGCCCTTTTTGAGGCGCACCAGCCAGGCCTGTTTTAGGTACGTGGTTCGCCCCTTGGTGACGCGCACCGATACCCCGCCTTTCTGGTTGACCGAGCGCGCCGACGTGAACCTGGCGAGGCTGGTGGCCCGTTTCCGGCCCGTAATGACCGCCTCGAGGCTCGCATTGGTGGCGCGCTTGGTCACGCCGATACGATCACCGGTCAGATACCCGCTCGGGAAGGCGATCTGGTCGGTCATCTCCTCCCGGATAAGGGCCATCCCGCCCCGCGTGGCCACGTCGTTGATGGCCATACGCATCGCCGGCACCGCCGCGTCAGCAGCAGTCCGGAAATATTGGGCCAGGCCCTCCAGGTCATCCGATGCAACGGTGATCATATGCGGTGCAGCCTCCAGTAGACGTTTACCGGTCCGTCGGTCAGGTCGCGGTCCACCAGGCGATAAACCTCACCGGTATCGGCCACCTGCAGCGTGTCGCCAGCCTGGAGGCGGATACCCATAGCGTTGAGGGTGTCCTGGTCGAATACAGCCTTGTCCTCAGACACGATCAACTCGGTGAAACCGTTGGGGCCCATCCCGCCTTCCAAGCGCCGCCGGTTGTGTAACCGGAATGGCAGCATGTCAGCGAGAGGGGCCCCAAGGTGCGGCGTGTAGATCGCGTCAACCGACATCCCCTTGTGCATCGCCTTGCGGGCGTTGCGCTTTACATCGGAGAGTCGTGACATAGGTTAGATCTCGTCGTCGTTGTTCTCGTCGGTACCAGTGCCGTTTTCGGTGCCAGTGCCGGCGTCAGTTGCCGGGCCTTCCGGTGCAGCAGCTGGGGCGTCAGCGGCGGGCTTGTTGCCACCCTTCTTCTTGGCCGGGGCTGCCGGTTTGGTCGGAGCGGCCGCGGGGCCTTCGTTCAGATCACCGGCGCCAAGGTCAACAGCTGGTGCCTTCTTGGCCTGGCGCAGGTTGAACAGCTCGACTTCGTCATCGGACGGGTATTCCAGCAGGTCCGGATTCATCGCCTGGATGCGCTTGGCTTCTTCCGGGGTGAACTCGGCGACCACGCCAGGGGCCAGGTCGATACGCTTGCCGGCGCGCTCGAACACCAGGGCGGTGAGCAGTTTGCGCAGGATCATTTTTTCTGCCATGTCATTTCTCCAGAGTAGGGAGGGAAGGGGGCCCGCGCTAGGCGGGCCACACCGGGTTAGGTCAGGATCAGGAAACTGGCGTTGGCGTCAGCCGGTACCATCAGCGGAGCGCCTTGGCTCATAAGGTACTCGACGGCCGGGTCCTTCTCGCGCCAGTTGGACGGGTACATCTCCATGGCCTGGTACCCGGCTTCCGGGTCCATGATCGCGCCAAAGCAGCGATAGCCCTGGAGGCCTTCGGACCAGCCGAATACGCCGTTTTGCGGCATCAGGTACTGACCCTGCAGCTGCTCGTCGGTGTACTTCTGGGTGTTGATCCAGAACTCCAGACGACCGCCGCCCTGGGAGCCACGGATAGAGCCCAGGTACTCCAGACCCTCGAAACCGTCATAGAGACGGGTCACATCGGAGGTGCCGCCGCCGGTATTCTTGTCCCAGAGTTTTTCCAGGGTGGCGGCTTCTTTCGCGATGAACTTGTCCCAGGCATCCTGGCCGAAGATGATCCGGGTGATGGTCACGCCGTTGAGAGACAGATCCTTGGCCTTGCGGCGCATGTTGTAGATGTCTTTCAGCGGGGTGGCGCCGGCGGCGGTCCAGTCGTTGGTGGAGGTCAGGGACGCATCGCGACCGAAGTCCACGCGCTGGGTCGGGTAGGCTTCACCGGACACATCGACGTAGCCGTAAATCGCGGCCTTCGCAGCCATCCATTCCCAGCGGTTTTCGTGCAGAGTGCGATGCACTTGCAGCAGGTGGGTAATGACGGCGGCGCGACGTTGGCCCAGGGACTTGGTGCCAGTGCCCGGACGCTCACCCGGTTGTACCGGGATGATCAGGTGCGGGTCTACGACGTGCTTAGGTTTCAGGTAAGCCGGTTTGAAACCAGACTTGCGGAAACCTTGCTCGCGCAGGATTTTACCCTGGTTGTTCGGTGCAACGAACGGCGCCAGGCGCTTGTAGTTGATGGACACTTTCTCGAAAGAGATGATGTCCGTATCGAAATTGATCTGGTTCGGGTACAGCGCCAGCCAGAAAGCCTTGATGCCTTCGACCTTCTGCTGCGTGGCCACCAGGGTTTCAGTGGGATAGAGTCCAGCCATTTTATCCGTGCCCTCTTATGCGTGGGTAACTTTGCCGATGTCCACTTCGCAGCTCAGCGACGCGGCACGGCGTTTATCGAAGGTGTCCAGGGCAGAAGGCCACACGACCGCTTCATGGTTCAGGAATGCGGAGGTGTAGATACCCACGCTGGAGTTTGCCGGAGCGGCAACAGTGGTAACGCCGACCATGACTTTGGTGGAGTCCGAGGCGGCCGGGTCGAGCGGCACCAACTTGTTAGCAGCGTCCAGCGCGACAGCCTGGTATTGGACCAGGGCAGTTGCCCCCACCGGGAACGCCTGGGTAACGATCTGCTTCTCACCTGCGAACAGGTAGAACGGCTCGAAGGAGCCCAGGTCAACGTTACCGGCCAGTTGCGGGTAGGGGTAGTGGTTTTGTTGCGGCATGATTACTTGCCCTCTTTCTTGTTGAGGTCCTTGCCGGTCATCGCCAGGTAAGAGGCGCACAGGTCGGGCAGTTGCTCGTCTGCGTTGGCTTCTTCTTCAGCGGCGGCGGTGTCTGCGCCCACTTCCGGATGGGTGCCATTATCCATGGCCTGCTGGAACTGGGTGCGGTCGTTGCCCTCAACTGCCGGGGCAGCGGCTACTGGCGCTTCTACCGCAGAGACCGCCAGGATGGCCTGGGCAGCTTCGACGGACATGTCGGTATCAAATGCCAGATGGTTTGCCAGCGAGGTGCGTCCCGTCGCGGCTTCGCAAGTAGTGATCGCTTTTACGCGGTCACGCTCGCTTTTCTTTACTTCTGCTTCTTCCATTGCCGTTTCCTCTATGTCGGTATTGGCGGTCATTGATTGCGCGTCGGCGGCGCCCCCATCACTGATAAGCGCCAGGGCTTCCATCGGAGATGCTACCCCATCTATGAGGCCTAATGCCAGCGCATCCTGGGCAGAGTAGCACCGGGCTTGTGTTTCGCGCACGGCTTCGGGGCTCAAACCTCGGTTTTGTGACACCAGATCCACGAATCGGCCGTAAGTCGCATCGACCCGCGCCTGGATGTCGGCTTTGACCTCGTCGGACAACGGCTCGAAAGAGTTGCCATCGACTTTGTGCTCGCCGGCGTGGATAAACGTGACCTTGATCCCGTAGTTGTCCAGCATTTTGCTGACGTCGAAGTGGGTAGCGACCACGCCGATAGACCCTGCGCCGCCGCTCGGGGTGACGTAGATCTTGTCCGCAGCTGACGCGAAAGCGTAGGCGGCCGAATAGCAGTTGGAGTTGACGATCGCGATAGTCGGTTTGGTGCCGCGCATATCGAAGGACTCCTGGGCCAGCTCGAAGTTGCCCGCCGCCTCACCGCCGCCGGAGTTGACGTCGTAGATCACCAGCTTGACGTCAGGATCGGCCATCGCCAGATCCCGCTGACGGCGAATGAAGGTGTAACCGGTCACGTAGCCGTAGCTGTCACCAAAACGGTTAAGCAGCAGGCCGTGGACCGGGATCACCGCAATCCCGTCAGAAAAGACAAACGGCTTATTCTGCGCCTGGGGGTTGAACCCGTAGGCCGCGCAAAGCGCGTTGCGGACTTCCAGGGATCGCTCGTCAGCCGTGGCCAGCGTCTCCGCGGCCATCGCGGTGAATACGCTCTCCATGGTGTTCGGCGTCATGTTCGTACCGAGCAGCGCGGGCGCATTGCTCATGCTGCTGACCGCCTGCATGGCCACTGCTTTGGTCATTCCAGATCTCCTTGTATTTGCTCGAGCTGGCCATCGGCGGCGTCGTTCTCCGCTTTGGCCGGCTTCTCGTTTCCGGTTTGTTGGCCGGCGTCTTTGCTCGCCTGTTTCTTGGCGTCGTTGGCCGCCTGCACTCCTGCGCGCTGGGCTTCCAGGTCGTCAATGAGGTTAGGCAGACCGAGACGCTGTTTCTCCTTCTCCTCGCGAGCGCGCTGGGCATAGATCTCGCGCCAGTCTTCGCCCAGCTTGGCGGCTTCGGCTTCGTCAGTGGAGAAATTCTTGTTAACCCGGAGGGCCGCTGCCTGGGTTTCCTTGAGCTCGTCAATCTGCCCACGGCCAGAGCCGATCCAGGTAGCCGCTGACAGGGCCTCCTGCACGGTCGGGTCGTCGTACCAGGTGCGACGGGTCATGCCTGCCGGGAGTGGGACGTTGCCTTTATCGACCTCCTCCTCGAGCCAGAGACGGTAGATCATGCTCGCCATGCGGTCCGCGAATGTCTTCTTGCGGGCCTTCATATGCTTTTCGGTCTGGCTCATACCGGCCCGGGCGCTGGAATAGTTGGTCTTGGTCCAGTCGCGGGAAAACTCCTCATAGGACAGGCCCAGGGTCGCCGCAATGTGGCGCAACATGGAGACCTCGAAGTCGGTACCAACGCCGCCAGGGGTGCCGATGGGGGTCAGGTTCAGCTTGGTGCCGGGCATGAGGACCGGGATGGTGGACCCGTCAATGCGGACGTTTTTGGCCCCACCCATGAAGGTGGAGATCATCTGCATGTAGGTATCCATCAGCGAGGTGAAACCTTGCACCTGGTTCAAGCCGCCCATCTGCTGGAAGATCATCTCCTTCGGCAGCTCACTCTCAATCGCCGCAGCATAGGAGGCATTGATCACCGCATTCTGCAGAGTGACTTCGCGGAACCGCTTGGACATGTGCATATCTTTCAACGCGGCCACGATGGAGGAGATGCCGCGAGGCTGGCCCGGGGTCTCCTGATCGAAAACGTGGAGCACCTGACGGCGACCCCACGGTTTGCGCGCTGCAACCTTCTTCCACTCCCAGTTTTCCAGCAGCTGGCTCGAGTCGCCAGGGTGGCAACCGCGGATCCAGTACCAGTTGGTGGCGCCGTATTTGTCGATCACCTGGCCAGACTTGAGCGTGGCCGTGTCCGCGGTGTTGTAGGGGTTACTCAACCGCAGCGGGTGGATCATCTGGATAGCGGTCTGGAAGGGTCGGCCCAAAGGCGGCATCCACTCGGCCGTCCCCAGGGCCTCGCCGTGGGCGAAAGCCTGGGCGATGGTCATCCGGATCAGGCCGGTAAACGAGTTGATGCGCGAGGCGTCAAACCAGCACTCGGTCGAGGCGCCCAGCATGTTGAACCGGCCCTCGATGGCCTCTTGAAACTCGTTGCTCCAGACGTCGTCCTCTCGGCGGCCCAGGGCGCGCAGGTTAGGACGGGCGTTGAGGCGGTACTGGCTGCCGACGATGGAGTCCTTATGCGTCTCAACCGCCCCGCGGACCATCCCCTGGTTGTTCATGGCGTCAGCAGCGCGGAGGTCTGCCAGCTCCTTGTCCTGGGAGATCATGTCAGCGGGAGAGATGATGCGCGGCTGCCAGCTCAGCAGCTCACGGGACATGCGGCTGGCCCCTTCCAGGCCGCCGCCCATCGCGTAGTCTTCCGTTGCGCCTGGTGCCAGGCTCAGTTGGTATTGGTCCATCAGAATGTAAACCTCAGCGGTTCAGAGGTGCGGACGTCACACGGTATGGTGCCGTTGATCTTGCCCTGCAGCTCGACGATGTAATTGAGCAAATCGCCTTTTCGCGCGGCGGTGTATGTCACCCGCTCCCCGTTTTGGTCGGTAAATTCGCGGACCAGTTTACCCGTTAACAGGTCGTTATAGGCATCCTGGGCCTCTTTGAGGTACTTCTTTAGGGCTTCGATGTCACAGGTGCTCATGCTATCTGCTCCGCGTATTTGCTGAAATCTATCTTCTCGGGGATCGGTCTTTGCATGACAGTATCCCCGCCATCGGCCTCCATTGGAATACTGACCATGACGTTTTTGTCCCATTCCTCGAGCCAGGGCGGCAAATTTCCGTCCCAGTTGACCGCCTCGATGCCCAGGATGTTCGGGTCGATGGCCAGTGCCTGGGCGTAGTTAGTCAAGTCGAAGGCCTCGTTTCGGAGCTGTTTCGGGTTCTCCCAGCCCTTCGCAGTCCGGATCTCGGCGCACATCTCAGCAAACCAGGCGCGAGGCAGCCAGGAGCTCAGGTGGACCATGCCAGCACCAGGGACCACCGAGTCTAGGCGGTTTGACAGGGCATCCTTGAGCGCGTTGGTGTTGATCATCAGCAATGGGATGTCGCCACGGGCTGCGTGGATGCTCGCGTTGGACTTGCCCGAGTTGTCAGGGTAGCTGGTCCGGGTGCGCGGGTGGTTCGGGTTGCTCGCGCCCTTGATCAGGCGGAATCGGGCGGCATTCCCCTCCCGGTGCAGCTTGCGGTAGAACTGGTAGGCCCGGTCCGTCACGCCCGCTCGACCGCCAGAGTCGCAGCCAGTGAAGAAGATCCCCATGGTCCGGCCGGAGCCGTCTCCCAGGGGGTACTGGAGATCCATGACCTTCTCCTTGATCAGGTCCCAGTCCTCCTGGCGCGAGGCCGGGCTGACCGGTAACGGGTCTCCGTCGATGTCGGTAGCCCGGCTCTTGCGCAGCGTGAAGTAGTCGATAGGCACCAGGTCTACCGGGTACCCTGGGCGCAGGCCGGTTATCTGGACCACGAACTGGTATTTCTGCACGTCCACCGTGGCAATCAGCACCCGGACGTCCTCGGGCACCACGCCACGCTCACCGTGGACGACCCGGGCCATCAGCCCTTCCGGCGTCCGTATCGACTCCATCGACTTCGGTGTATACGGCTCTCCCATATCGTTATTGCGGAATTTCTTGAGGGCTTCCTCGCTGCCAGTCCGCTCGAACTCGTCGCAAGCGTCCAGGTAGATGTTGACCAGGTCCATCCAGCTCACGAACGCCGCCGCGGTACCGCGCAGCCAGTACGACCGGAATTTGGTAGTAGGCGCGCGACCTCGCAGACGGCCGCTCGAATCGACGTGCATGCCGTCGGGGACCCAGATCCCCCATTGCTGCATTTCTTTCCGGTCGTCAGGCATGATCTCGGAACCGCAGTGAGGGCAGGCCATCCTGACAGTACGGGCGCTCGCCAGGTTGCTCTCTTTCTTGTCCCAGCGCAGCAGCTCGAATGTCCCCTCGAACCACTCCCAGCAGTGCAGGCAGGGCCACTGCCAGCGCCGCTTATCGCCGCGGTTGTAGAGACCCAGGATCCCCGTGCAAGGCGGCGCCTCATGCGGGGAGCTCGCTATCCACTTCGGATCCATCACCGGGCGGGATGGCGAGGACTCGGCCACGCACATCGCAAACGAGCCGAAAGTCGTGGTCCGCTTGTACGCCAGGTCAAAGCCTGAACCGTCGCCGCCGATGTCGTCAGGCATCCGGTCATAGTCGGTCATAAAAATCCGGGGTACCGGACGGCCCGCCAGCTCGGTTACAGACGGGTAGGTCAGCGTGAGGATGTTGCCGGCCTTGTAGTGCTTATCGAATATGTTGTCGGCGTCAGAGCGGGTGATCTGGGCAGCACCTACCTTCGTGGAGTACCGGTGCAGACGGTCTACCCGTCGAATGGAGAAGTCGCGCGCCGCTGTCTGGGTAGGGCAGAACAGCATGGCGTCCATGGGGTCCACGCATACGGTATAAGCGATGCCGTTGATGATGATCGCATCGGTCTTGCCGCTCTGGGCGGGGCCAACAAAGGCCATCTGGCTAATCTGCCGGCTGGCCAGGGTGTCCATGGGCTCAACCATGTACGGCGTGACGGTGTTATCCCACCACCCGATAAAACTACCGGGTTGATAGACGTAACGGACGTTCTCCGCCGCCTCCGATACCGACATGCGATCAGGCGGCCGAATCGAGTCAATCAGCTCCAGGAACAGGTCCTTTAGGCTGTTATATTTCTTCGTCGTCGAGGGCTTCTTGGCCATCCTGCTCGTCCTCCCACCGCTGGAACATCTTAACCAGGTTATTCGCCATGTCGTTCAGCAGGCCATCGATCATGCCCTGTAGCTTGGCGTCCTGCTCGTCGGTCAGCACCGTGTCACGGGTGAGGCCGTCCCGGAAAAGCAGGATGGACATGCGAATATCTTTGAACGCCGCGGATACCGTCTCCTGGACCTTCTCCGTCGGCCATAGGTCCCCAGCGCGCAGCTCGTAGTCCTGTTTGGCCTTCTTCCCGTTCCAAAACTCCTTGCTCAGCAGCGGCGGCAAGTCGTTATGGTGCATCCGGGATATGTAGGTCTCTATGTCGTAGAGCGGTTTTACTACGTGGGGCGCTACTTCGTGGATGTAGTAGATCGGGAAACCGGCCCGGACACCCGCCGGTTTGACGTTGCCCGTAGCCAGTTTGGCGGATAAGGTCCGCCGGTCCATCTTGAATATCGTGCAGAGCTGGGATTGGGTGCAGCCGTCAAAGATCATCGCATTGCTGGCTGCATCCTGCTGGTTAGCGCGGCGGGCGCGCTCGCCAGTTTCGCTTGGGTTTTTCGCCATGTCGTCTCCTAGATTTCGTCGTCCTCCTCTGCCAGGGCGGCGATCCGCTTCATCATCTCGCGTTTTCGCTTAGCGGCCAGCTTCTTGAGGCGGGCAAATAGCCAGTCTTGGGTATCGCGCTTCTCACGCAGCCGTTCCACCACGCGATGGTCGTCCGTCCCTTTGGCGATCAGATGGTACACCAGAACCTGGTACAATTGGCCCTGTCTCGCCAGACGGCCGATAACCTGCAGGTAGAGGTCCAGGGACCAGGGGAGGTCGAAGAACACCATCACCCGGCCGCCTTTCTGCATGTTCAGCCCATGCCCCGCACTTTGCGCGTGAAGGAACAGCAGGTCAATCTTACCGGCATTCCAGTCCGTTACCAGTCGCCCCTCTTTGTCCATGACCTTGCCGTGCTTGTATCGCTTCATCAGGCGCTCGAGGGACGGCTTGAAGTGGTAGACCACGACCACGCGCTCGCCCTGCTCCTTCATGTCGTCCAGGATACAGTCCAGGGCGTCCAGCTTGTGGTTGTGGAGCAGGTGTGGCGTCCGGACCACCTTGACCCGCTCCTCCATCTCGTCGGCAAACACCCGCTTGGTCTCGTAGATGAACCCGGAGGCCATCTGCAGCAGCTTACCCGTCAAGGTGGCGGCCGTGTCTGCCTCGATCAGCGTCGCCTCGCCGGCCTCGTCCAGTACCTCGATCATGGCGGTATCGGCCATCTCCTTGTACCGGGCCTGCTCCTCCTTGCTCAGCTGCACCTGGACGTCGATAAACCGGGTAGGCTGGAGCTCCAGGTAATCCTTGGCCTCCATGACCAGCGTTATGTCGGAGATCGCGTCGGTGATCCGCTCCGGTGAGTCTTTGCGGATCTCGATGCGCCGGCTATAGCGGTTTTCCTTGAAATACTCGTCCTTGTAGTCCTGGTATGACCGGCCAAACCGTTGCCCACGGTCCAGCAGGAATATCATGGCGAACAGTCCCAGGTAGCTCTCGGATACCGGGGTGGCCGTCAGCTCAACCAGGCGGCGAATGCGGGGCCGCACTTTGGCCAGGGCTTTGAATCGAGCGGTGGTGGAGTCCTTGAAGTTGGCGGCCTCGTCAATAACAACCATGTCAAAGTCCCACCGCTTGCCCATCTGGGCGACCAGCCAGGCGACGTTTTCGCGGTTGATGATGTAGATCTTCGCTTTGGCTCGGAGCCCGCGCAGCCGTTCGTGCTCGTCACCGGTCAGCACCGCGTAATCCAGGTGGCAGGTGTGGTACCAGTTTCGGATTTCGTCAGGCCAGGTCATGTTCGCCACCTTGAGGGGAGCGATAACCAGGACTTTCTTGATCCTGGGGTCAGACCAGAAGATGTCCACGATAGCCGTGAGGGTCATTATGGTTTTCCCCAGGCCCAGGTCCACAAAGGCCGCGCAGAACGGGTTTGCTTTGATGAACTCGGTACCCTCCACCTGGTAGTCGTGCATGTGGTGGCGGTCGAGAGTCGCAAACTGGGTGATCCGTTCCCACCAACTATCGAGAAGATACCGCTTGACGGAGGTCGCGGCGGAAGTCAGCGAGGTTATCCCACCAGAAAACGATAGCGCCATACCTTTTCATCTCCTTCATTCGATTCATTTGCTGCGCGGTTGGCTTCTCACCAGGGCGCTTCCACTCGCCGAAAACCACCACGCCGTTTTTTATGTAGAGCCGGTCAGGGACGGCCGTCGTCCCTGGGCTCACGAATTTAAACTGGAGCCAGCCATCGGCTTCGGCCCAATCCGAGGCCTCCCGCTCCAGTTTGCTTTCACGTATTTCAGCCATATCAATCCTTGCGGTAGAAGTCGCCGCAGTAACCCGCCGCGCCGAGCCGTAGGTCTCTAGCCCAGGCCGGCCGCTTCGTCATGCAGCGCATCAGGAACCCGATCGCCTCCTCGTCTGGGCAGCGTTTATCGACCTCGGCCACGATTTCGTCGTGTACGTGCATGACTGCCTCCACCAGATACTTGATGTGGGTCATGGCGCTACCGTGCTTATCCAGCAGGCGCAGGCCGTTGGCCAGGATGTCCCGTGCGATGGCCTGGACGATGTTTTCGACCAGCTTGCCGCCGTGAGACGCGATCTCCACCCACTTGTTGCCGTTAGACATTTTCCCCATGTAGTGGAAATTCTCTTTTTCCCAGTCCGACTCGCCAGGGCGGGTGCTCTTGAACTTCTTGGTTTTGAGCTTCGGATTCTTGTAGTAGAGACGGCGGCCAGATGGCAGCAGGACGCAAAGGAACGGCGCCCGCCACTCGATGCTGATCGGCAGCTCTACCGGCTCGCTCTCCCACTCGACCGGGCGGCGTACCACCTTGACGTTTTCGCGGGTCTTGATGCAGCGTTGCACCGCGCGCTCGATGGCATACCAGGTCTGGACGATCTCCGGGCAGAGCTCGCGGAACGCGCGCACGGAGGAGTGCGCTTCCTCCCGGGTCATAAACACCTGCATGTTTTCGCCGTAGCCCCACAAACCGGTTTTCTTACCGTCTGCGCCGATGTCACCGCCGCCGAGGCGATAGCCCGCGCCCAGGGTCGCCGGTTTGGCTTTGGAACGGTGCGGCTTGGTCTCCTCATATGGGATGTTCAGCCACTCGGCAGCAAACGACCGATATAGGTCGTGCCCGCGGTCCAGGGTCTGCTCGATCCACCGGCATTTGCAGAGCCAGCCGATCACCACTGATTCGATGGAGGACAAGTCGGCAACGACGAACTTTTTGCCTGGGCCTGGGACAAATGACGACCGGATGGCGCCGGCCAGGCTCTCCATGGGCTCGCCGTTCAGCAGGTCCAGGAACTCCAGGTCTTCGCGATGGATGGACAGGTTACACCAGCGCATCATCTCGACGTCTTCCAGCGTCTTCGGGGTCCTGGGCAGGTTTTGCACCTGGATCCGCCGGCCAGCCCAGCGGCTAGTCCGTTGCGCGCCGGCAAACTGGAGCGAATAGCGGAAACGGTTATCGGGTCCTATGGCCGACAACATGGTCCGGTATTTGGCCAGGCTCTGCTTGTTGCTCGCCAGGCGCTTCTGCAGCACGGTTACTACCAGGTCTTTCAGCCCGGTCTCTTTCGCCTCACGCACGGCCTTCTTGACCGTGTCTTTCTGCAGATCGCCGAACGGGTACCCACGGTCCTGCAACCAGGGCAGCAGCTGGGCGGGTGAGTTTGGGTTTCCGAGTTTGGTGATCTCCTTCATCTCTTTGATGATCTGGGGTTTGCGCTTGGCCGCCAGTTTGATGGCTTTCTCTGCGTGGTCCACGTTGATCATCACGCCGCGGTCGTTGATTCGCTGGTCCACCGCGTAGACCTCCCACTCGAACTCGGGGATCGGGTACTGCACCAGGCGGCGCTTGATGAACCGCTCGGCGACCACGTCCTGGCGGTTGTACGCGCAGAAACGGGCCCACTCGACCGGGTTGGTCCGCCAGTCGCGCCAGCGGTGGGTGTTCGCCTTGGTTATCCGTTGCGGTTTGGAGAATAGGTTTATCAGGGCCTTGCCTTCATCCGATTTGGCCTTGTCCTCCGGGATGTCAGCCGCCTTGCCGACCTGATCCAGGGTGCCGAAGAATCCCATCATGTAGGCCAGCGCCTGGGTGCAGCGCCAGGAACGGTATTGCTTCGGTATGCCCCATAGCTTCTCAAACATGACCCGTTCAAATTGGGCGTTGAATGCCCACTTGCGGACTTTGGGGTTTGAGAGGAGGGCGATTAGGCGGGCTGGTGGGGGGCCCTGGGAGATGTCCCACTGCTCGAGCGGGCCTTCGTTAACCTGCCAGGCGACCATGATGATCTCGGTGGACTCATGGTTCACATAGCGGTCTAGCCCGACCGTTGGGAGGTCGAGCTCGCTTCTGCTTTCTATGTCGAGGTTGACCTCGTCTATTTCGATGATCATTCCCGTGCTCCGTGCCGATAAAAAAGCCCGCTCACGGCGGGCCTTATTGCGCTGGTGGACTTAGATTTCGTCGTCGTCTTCCCAGCCAGAGTCATCAGCACCGGCACCGTCGCCGTCGAAGTCATCTTCATCCCAGTAGTTGTCGTCAGTGACACGACCCTCGCCAAACGGCTCGTCGTCGGCACGGAAAGCAACGCTGATCAGGTTCGCGTTTACGCGCTTACCGAATTTGTTGTCCTGTTTCCAGAGACGGATGATGATGTCTACCCGGCAGCCTGCGTAGATGATCTCGGGGATGGAGTCCTTATCCTCGATCTTCTTGCCGGTGCGGTCTCGAACGGTGGGGGCCTTAGTCTCACGGGCAGAGACGATCCAGCAGTTTTCTTGCTCGTCCTTACCCGAACCTTCGCCATCCTTGAGACAACGGCGGTCTTTGGCCACTTTGAATTTCTCGCGGGCGGCAAAGGCGGCGATCGCCTCGGACACCAGCTTGGCCGCATCACGGTGGGTCTCCTTCGGCAGCAGGCCGGAGATGGAGTACGCCGCTTTACCATCGCTGTCATCGCCCTTATACGGCTTGTCCAAGTGCGGATAACTTGCCCGCACGTTGAGCAGCTTGATTACGTCACCCTCGAACAGGATTGCGTTGGCGACGGTCTTGAGTTTTTCAGGGCGGTTTTGAGTGGCCATGTGGCCTCCTTGTCGGTTTACGGTTTTACACGGATTACCTGGTTACTGCCCTATATCTCGTCGTCATCCCAGTAGCCGGAGTCCGGGTCCTGGTCGTCAGATTCAAAGTCGCTATCGTCCCAGTAGCACTCCTCTCGGTCATCGAGAGGCTGCCGTTTGTCGGAGTTAAGCGCCAGGGTCGGGCGGCCCTGGGGTTTCGTGACCATACTCGCGATAAGCTCCATTGCCTGTTTGCGGGTATAGCCAAGCTCGTTGATCAGCTCCTCCTCGATCTGCGCCGGGGATTTGAACTTGATCTGGTACATCTGCTCTTTCGTGAGGCCGACTACTTCCAGCCATTCGGCCGCTTCGTCCTCGTCCTGGAATTTCCGGTCTGTTCGACCCTCTACCAGTTTCATTCCTGGGACCTTATCACCGGCTAAGGCGCGTGTCTCCAGTGTGTTCTCGACTGACCGCCACCAGCTCTCCATGGTTTGCCGCATGGGTCGCAGTAGGGCCAGCTGCTCGGTCGATAATTTACGCACTTCGATAGGCCTCACTCGGTATGTGCCGTCGAGGATCGACTGGTACAGGTCCTCCAGCTCAGCTGCCGTGTATTCGCTGCCGATGGCCTTGATGCGACCCTCTAACAGGTCGTCCTGCATCTTCACCAGGGCCAGGCAGGTGGCCTTAGCGCGGCACCACTGGCAGCCTTTGGCGCTGGGGCTGCGTGGCGCGTCTACTTGCCAGCAGCGCAAGGCGCGCTCTCGGACATACTCGCCAAAGGCCAGCAGGTCCTCTCTGGAGACCTCCCAAACGTCGAAATGGTTCAGCCTTGGCTGGCAGATCCGTATCTCGATGGTCTGGAAATCGTAAATGTGATCGTAGAGCCAGAAGAACCCGAGGGCGTAGATCATCGCCTGGCTGTTCTTCTCGGCGAACACTTGTACGCCTTTCCCGTATTTCAGGTCGGTTATGACCAGCTTACCTGGGCTGCATGCCGCATGGTCGGCGGTACCCGACTGATTTGGGATGGGGGTGTACCTGGAGAAGTCCACCCGGGTTTCGATGTAGTGTTCGCCGTCCTGGTCCTCGCACCAAAGCACGTAATCGAGGACGTAATCGAGCATAACGCGGTCAATCTTGACCTGGAACCGTTGTCCGTTGTGCTCGACAACCTCTACGACTTCACCGACCCGGTGATACTGGGCCTGCTTGGTCCTTAGCCACTGCTCGGCTATCTCATGCGCGACGGTACCCTCGGCTGCCTCATACGTGCAGTGGTCGGGCTCCATCATGTTCGCGATAAGGCTGCCGGAGCATGATAGCCACATCGCCGAACCTGACGGGGAAAATACGGAGTGTCCTGACTCGTTGATTTTCTCAGCGAGCTCTCTCAGCCATCGGTCGGAGCCATCGGCCGGTATATCGAAAACAGCCAGGGGTGTTTCCCCTGGCCGGATGTGCGCGGCAACGGACATTAGATGTCGTCGTCGTTGGTTTCTTCTTCGCCGTTTTCGTGGGCGGTCAGGCGCTCGTTGGCAGCGGCGTAAACGGCTTCGTAATCAGCCTCGCCCATCTCAGCCAGCTTGGCCACGCCGCAGGATTGCAGCACTTCGCGAGCAGCAGGGGCGCCCAGGGTCTCTTTGACCTTGTTGACCGCAGCGGTAGCCTGGGTTTTGGTCACGGACGGCTTGCCTTTGGCAGCGGTTTTGCCTTTGGCGGTTGCCGCAGGCTTATCGGTGCTCGCAGCAGCAGCGCCGGCGCCGCCTTGCAGCAGGGAGATGATGGTGGCCTGGTTTTCCAGGTGGGTTTTCATAAAAACTACGATGTCCATTGCGATTCTCCGTGAGTGGATTGGTTATGTCGTTTGACGAGGACCAATTTACCACCTACACACACCAGGTCAATCCCTTTTTGCTGATTTTTATCGAAATTTTGCGGGGGTACCTCGCGTTTCGTGATCTGACGCTCGATCTTCTGCTGATCTTGCTCGATCTTCTGCGCCAAACCCTTGCATTCTTGCGGATCACGGTGCTTTTCCGTATATTCACACCTGATAAGTGTCAATTTCAGCCAATATTGGGGGCAAAATGTCAATTTTGATACCGGCGTGGGCCAGATCCGACGCCTCGGCCAGGCTGGATTTCTACATCCAGACGATGGCCTTGCACTACAGCCGTGAGGGGACCCTCGGAAAGCTGCTTGATGGGGCAAACTTGGCCGGCGGGTCCATCACTTCGGCCATTAAGAAGGGGTACTGCACCAGGAGGACTGCGATCAGGCTCCATAAGGCATGCCCTGGAGCGGGTATCTCGGCCATGGATCTTATGGATCCGATGCGCGAGTCAGACCCGGAATAAGAAAGCCCGCCGATTGGCGGGCTTTCTCGTTATATCTCCTCGTCGTCGTAGTCTTCTCGTCCACCAGCTTCCTGCATCTCCCAGGCCTCCTGCGCCTTGTGGACCTTCTTGGCATGCGCGTCGAAGTGTTTTTTGATCAGGCCGCGGTCTGCATACCCGCCATCCCGCCACTTCTCTGGCTCTCGAGCGTAAACCACCCCGCGATAATCGCCGGTAGAGACCTGGGTCGGCTCGCCGGCGACGACTGGGGCGTAACCCATCTCGGCCATGAGCCGGGCCAGGCGGCGCGGTGCCGGTTTTTCCCGGCTGTCCTGGTACAGCTGTTTCAGCGCCCCCAGGTTGATCAGGTCTGCGCTGATCCCGATGTAGCGGTCGTTCTCGATGGCGTCGCGAATGCTCAGCAGCGCCTCTGGTACCGACGACTCCCGCATCTGGCGGGTGGACGGGGTATCAGGGGCACGGCGGGACGCATCGAACGTCGGCAACCGTTCCCACTTGGAGAAGAAATTCCGCAGAGCCGGCGCATGCTTGGTGAATGCGATCTCAAAGTCTTTGAAGAATCGCGGGTTATCCACCAGGTAAGCGTCAGCCATAGCCCGGGTGCGGAATCGCGAGCTCAGCACCAGGTACCGGCTCGAGTCAGCGCCGAGCGGCAAGGCCGCAGGGTCGTTGGTGAAACCGAGCCAGGTGGCCGTGTTCACGATCTGGATACCATCCCGGGACTTGTGCTCGACCATCAGCCGGTCGTTGGTGATCGGCTCTTTCAGCTTGTTCAGCAGGTCATACCCGCCGCTGCCGTCCGCCGCCTGCACCTCCTCGATTACCTTGAGGATGGATCCCGATGCCCAGTAGGAAAACGTCTTATGGACCACCTCGTTTGTGACAGTATCAACGTTCTCCTCCCCCAGCAGGGCCTGGAACATTTTCTTGATGATGGTCTTACCTGACGATTCACCACCCAGGATAAGCGGCATGTAGTTGATACGGTGCCCGGGCTTGCTGATCAGGTAGCTGCACCAGTCCATCCAGTGGCGGTATTCGACGGCCTCGGGGAACTGCACCCGGAAGAAATTGGCCACCACGTCAATGGCGCGATGGTCGTTCGGGGTCAGGTCTTCGTCGGCCTTCACCGGCGGGATGGTCTTCGGCTTGAACGAGTTTAGGTACATCTTGCCGTCTTCCAGGAACACGTCCGGGTCGTCAATCATGCACAACTCGTCCCGCAGGTTGCCTTCCAGGTCGCCGTGCTGCAGCGGGCGGTACACCACCTTCTCAACGGCCATCACCGGCCGGTGCTTACGGGCGAAGATCATGGGCGTGGTGCCCAGGTCTGACACCTCCGGCAGGTATTCGGCGTCGAAGGCCTGGGGGATACGCTCTGCACCAGTGACCCGGTTATACATCTTGTGCGCGCCGCCCAGGTACACCCACGGCCGCAGCCAGACTGGCGGCTGGGCCTTAGACCAGTCGTAGGCCAGGTGCTTCATGATCTCCTTGGCGTGGAGCTTGACGTCGGAGATCTTGTTGAAGGCCTCGACCGCCAGCTTGGCTGCCGCCTCCCGCTGGATCCCGAAGGTGGCCGCTTTGCGCATCAGCTCGGCTGCCGCCATCCACTCCTCCATGGTCCTGGCCGCCTGGAATGCCGGGATAACCTCCTCCTTGAGCAGCGCGTTGCCCTCAATACGGCCGCGCTCCTTCTCGGCGTTTTCCACTATCCGGTTGAGGTTGGCCACCTCGCCCAGGACGCGCTGGAATTTGCCGCCCTCCCATTTCAGGTCGAAATAAGCGTCGTCGTGCATCTCGGACTTGCGGGACCACTCCAGGGCCAGCTCGCGGAACTCGTCGTCCTCCCGCTCGGCCGACCGAATGGCCGCGATGATGCGGATCCAGTCGTCATAGCCGCCCTCGTTTGGGAAGGACTCCAGGAACTCCTCCAGCTCCTCGTAGCTGCCTACCCACTGCAGACCAGAGATCGCCGCGATGTCCTCGTCGTCCAGGCCATTCTCGTCGTCATCGTCCAGGTCAGCGTCGGTCCAGTCGTCCGGGCCGACAACCGGCCGGCCGCGCATGGGGCGCTGCTCCTTAATCCAGTTGGGGCGGTTGAGCTGGATCCAGCGGTCGAACTCGTCGCAGATAACCCGGGCGTCGGTCAGGCTCAGCTCGATCAAGTCGAACTCGCCGTCCAAGGTCGCCGGGCTGTCTACGCCACGCCAGAAATAGGGCTTTTTGGTCCCGGGGTGAATGCCGAATGCGACGAATTGCTCCCCGTCAGCCAGGACCTCTACCGCCTGCAGCACGGGCTTGCCCTTGGCGTTAAGGGGTGCGTCAGGGTCCACCCACTGGCACGACTTCACTTTCGTGAATGCCTCGGTGGTCTTGAACATCATCAGAGCTTTAGGGGGGCGACCGATGCGGATAGGTGCGAAACCGAAATTCTCCTCGATGTAGGAGATCATGTACTCGGCCGCCTCCTCGTCCAGGGTGTCAATATCCACCGCTGGGTTGTAGGTCGTGTTTATCCCGATACCGCTTTTCGGCTTGGTCTTTGCCCATTGCCGGACCATCTTTCGGTCCGCCCTCACATCCCGCCAGTCTTTGAGTGCTGGCGCTTTTCCGGCGCTCCCGTGTTCTGCGTCGAAAGGGATGATGGGGATAATGGTGTAACCGCGGCCGACTAGCGAACTACCGTAATCCTTTATCCAGTTTGTCATTCTTATCGTCTCTGGCGGTTAGTGAAGCGGTGTTAAGTCATATCCTTTCTGCTCGGCCCACTCTCGGAGCTCGGACTCATACCAGAATATGTGTCGCCGGTTGTACCGCTTCGGCTTGGGGAACCCAGCATTATCGTCATTTAGCCAGCTGTAGATAGTCACCCTGGATACCCGGAATAGGTCGGCCACCTGTTTCGGCCGCATCCTGTTCGCCTTGGCCGCGAGTTGCCGCTCGCGCAAATCATCGTCTAGCGATGCCATGTTACCCCCGTTGTCCGTATTGAGACCGCCAGATTACTCGCGATCGTCAGCGTTGTAAAGTTTGTGAGCACGGCAAGTCGCTGGCCTGGTTGAAGTTTTTGTGACCAGGGTCTCACGCACAACCGCGGCGAATTTTCCAGTGGTGGCAGCTGGCGCTGGAGGGGCGACGGGATCCATGGTTGTCCCGATCTCGGCTCGATGGGGTGCTATGCCAGTTTTTCTGAAATTCGATTTTTCGGCCAGTTTGGGCGCCGGCCAGTGCGGTGAGTTGTCACTCGGGTCCAACTGCAACAATCGAGCTCGATTATAGATCACCCTAAACCCATGATCTGCTTAGGAAAAACGGGGTTACTGCAACAAAACTACCTTTTTTCAAGTCGGCTGTGTGCGCGTGTGTGCGCGTGTGCGCGTGAATGCGGATCATTATAGATTCATAGATTCATAGATAGATCAGTCATATTTAGTAATAAGATCATACACTTAACTTTTGTCTATAAAACTGTAAAAGATAGAATCGTTGCACTTTTTCTCCTTGAGCCCACCAGCCCTCCGATCGGCAAAAACGCCGAAAAACGGTGCCGCTGCCGCTAAGTGTATGATTTTAAAAACGTTATAGGGTGCTATGGGCCGATCTGCAACTTTTCGTAGCCCGCGGCTCCGCGCCCCATAGCCGGGCGGACCTGACCAGCGGGAACATGATCCAGATTGCCCTGGGCGTGGCCGTGCTCTCGTTGTCCCTGGTGATGATCTATCGCC